CTAAATCAACATATTCTTTATATTCATTATTATAATGTTTACTATGACCATAACTCATTCCATATACATCTTGACTTTCGTCATAAGCATCGTATTGATAACCATAACCATTAACTCCATTTGCATTTAATGGAAGGCTAGATTGATGGGTATTGATAGGTCTAGTAACAGCATAAGTTGTTTTATTACATAGTTCTTTGACTTCCTTAGTGATATCATCAGGAACACCTGAGTCTTGACCTAAGACATGCATTTCAGTATTAACATAAGTTTCTACTGGTTCAAAGAATTGTAACCTAAGCAAGTAATCTCCATCTAACCCAACTACTAATGATAAATTGAAATCTTGTGTTTTATTTACCAAGATATTTTTATCATCTGTACCTGACCAAAAGACACCCATGTTATGATGGCTGTGCCACCATAAAAAGCGAACTTCTTGTCCAGAATACTTAGACATCATTTTACAAGTATACATAGCCATTTCATCTTCATCAATTTCACACGCACTGGCAGATACTTCTTGTTTAAGAATTATTGGGTCCTGCATTATGTAATCACCTTCGGCATCTTGTAAAACTACCATCATTCCTGTGATTTCTGATTGATATACATCAAAAGCAGATTGAGCATAATCCCAAACCTTCTTTTTATCTTCTTTGCTAATGTAGAATCTATGTGATGAGACCACTACAGCATTGTTAGTTTTCATTTAGACCTTTCTTTACCTTTACGGGGGTTAGTGAATACCATCTTCATCTGGAAATGGTAATTCTATTTTCATTTTACTGATGTATGCATTAGTTTTACATGAGTCATACAAGAGATTATATAATTCACCTATTGTATATTGTTCACCAAGTGCAGATAGATTACTATAGCCCACCTTGCCTGTTACTATCAATAAGCTAACTAAATAAGCTACATTTAAAGCCGCTTGATACGCCTTTAAACTTTCAATTATAGTATGTCCATGTTCTATATCTTCAACTATTGTACCATTTTCAACACACATATTATGTCTGTAATTTAAGCGTGCTGATGTTCGCATAGCACGACCGATACAGTCAGTAACATGTAGATTATGTAATGTATCTACAATGCAAGAATCAAAGCCAGATTGTTTAATATGACTTAAATCAAGAAATAGTAACTTAGCAGCAGAAGTCATTCCTCGTACTGTTATAGTGTGAGGTATATAACTTCTAAACGTATCAAACATTGCAAGTATTTCTAATTGCTGTTCTTTTATTGCTGGACCTTCAGGGAACATATTGCACCATTCTCTTCTCACAAAATCTTCTAATAAAGCTAAGTCTTCTAATGGACTCCTTGCCGTTAGAAACTCAAGCATTCTATCTTGGATTATGCAATCAGATGAACATATACAATCATCACAGAATTGAGCTAAGTGTGCCTCTACAATTGGAATGACTACTTCAGCATCTACAGTTTCATTCTTATAATACTGAAACGCCGTATCACAACAATCACTATCATTAGACAAAGCACCATTGCTACTATTCAAGCTATAATAAGTTCTTCTCGCATTATTAATTGGAGAGGTTCTATGTACATCATAACTATTCGCCCATGATTGCATGTGAGTTAAAGCTTCCATTAGCTTACCTTCTAGAATTAACCTTTCTATTGGGAAAGAGCCAAAACAAGTATTACCATGTGCATATCCACCCCATTCTATAGAAACAAAAGGATGCATAGTGCCTGGATAATTTGGAAAAAGGTCTGTATGTATACATATTTTTTCACGAGACCCATTATCATGCTCTAAAACTGTTTGAATTGGGAAGGTCATATATACAACTAAATCGCCCCAATCTATTGTTTTATAAACAGTTACATCACTTCCGCCATCTGATTCATGAAACACTATATTAGTATCCGGTAATTTTACTTTTATATTGCAAAATAATGGAAGCGTTATAGTTGGAATATCATAAGCAAGCCTTTGTTTATGTTGTATATAAGCATCAGAATTACCTATTGATTCACTGACCCATTTAGAGCGTCTTGAATATACCAATGGTTTATCTGATATATCATACTCTATATCAGGATGATTAGTTTGACTGATATTATTTAAGAATACTTGAAATTTCTCCTTAATTGTACTATCATCATCACTATCTAAAGTATGTCCATCACGCCTTAAATTACTTAAAGAAGCATCAATATTTATCATATCTTGCTCAAATTTATATCCATGGTTTTCTGGAGGACGAAAGATTTTCCATATCTTATTTGTTCCCTTTTTAGTGAACCAGTGAGGATATCTAGCGTTTATGTAAGTTTCTTTTATTTTTGCATATGAGCCTCTTTTAAACGTCATGTTATTATTAAGCTCGAGCGTTATATTAAAGAACTCACAGAATGCTCTTAATCTTTCGATTACTTTACCTTTTAAGCTAAAGTCTTTATACATGATAGTATAACTATCAATATTAGTTGCTATCTTTTCAAATATATGGGACAAATAACGTTTACCATCAAATGGTAGTATATTTGACTTTATTACTTTTTTTAATGTTTCCATTTTCTTTACCTTTACAATATTATTTCGTTGGGTGGAACCTTCGGCTGCTCCTACTGGAACTAGCGCCCTGGAATTATGAACCTGAATGATTTAGTATTAGTCGAGACTACCAGAGGAAGTGGCCTAGCTGTGGTCGTGAGTACTCAGCGCATCTTTCAAGGATATTGCACCTATATTAAGATTTGATGTTAGTTCGTGACACTCTGCGTGCAAAACATAGTAGTTATGAGTGTAATATTAAATCTGTTACCTATTAACATTTTTCGGATGTTATGCCGCACCACCAGTATTCTTGGTAATGTGATGTGCGACGTCGTTACCTTCTTCAATAACGGTATCGTCTGTGGCAACAATGCCATTTACTGCGATGTGACCTTCGAGGGTCCAACGTTCATCAGCTCGCAACTCACGTACCGTGTTTGCTTTAACTTCTGTTGGTTGGGCGAACCCTGTAACACCTTGAATATAGAGGTTTATAACCTTGCTATCTGAATTACTAGACATTTAAGTCTCCTTTTTACCTGTGCCTTTCGGCGTGTTGTTAGCTAACATATCTGCTACCTTAGCAGATTCTTCATTGTACCATATATTTAAATTATAGCTACTTTTACCTTTATATTGCTTAAGGGTCTTTGAGCTTTTAATTTTTATAAATGTACCATTATCAATCTTATATTCAGCGAATTTGAGTGCTTGTTCAAGCTCCTTAAATTCTTTGGTCATATAAGTATCCATTTTGTATATAACGCTATACATCGTATGTTTCCACACTACTTACTTCTGCCCATTGTTTAAATAATTTCGAGCCTAACATACTTCTTAAATTACAAAGCATATCAATTCTATCATCATGAGGTTCGGGGGGGTTGTCAATTTCATAATAGTCAATATTATTATCTACTTCTTTAATGGGAACAGTTTGAGTGGTCCTTAACAGACGTTGTAGGCTATATTCTATTTTTGCCATTACAGGCTCCTATATATAGGATTTGGAAGGAACGTCAAAATATAGAAAAACGCTCCTCCCTTATCCTGTTGAGAACAAACAAACGTTAGTTTAGTTGCTCGGTATAACTCCTTCTTCACGATGATTGGTATTATATCGCTCACCGTGCCAGAAGAAGTCTGACTTGGCCCCTTTCCATCTCCTCATTAAATTAAAAGCTTCATCAAATGTGAGGTCATCAATATCAATATAATCGATATTATCGGTTTTGGGCTCTACCATATAAGTATCAGTATTATAGTAGTATTGTTCTATAGGGTCTTCATATTTTGTAGGATACTTACCCTCGTTAGTTACCATGGCTAATATAATCAGTGTTGCGGACATTATAATCAGACATAGCATTGCTTGATATTCACTCATTGTCGTTCTCCTTAAATAATGAGGTTGCGTAACTAAATATAACTGTTGCGACAATAAAGCATGCATACAGCCATATAAAGAGATAAAAGATATCTAACATTTAACAATTCCTTCCGTTTTATTGCTTTATGTTTAATTGTTGCCTAATAAAGCTTTTTTTACAAGCTGTGCATATTGAATCTATTGTTAATACATACCTACCATCTGTTCTACGATAGGCATCTTCTATAAAGTTTATTGTCTTAGTATATCTGTTACAATAAGATTGTGGTCGTGACCAGTATACTTTACTATAGCCTCCTAAACGTTTGTTCTGTTTAATATGGTATTTCATTATTGCCTTTCTAAATTAATCCAGCGCCTGTCAGCCAGTTGAGACAGGTTTTAAACAAACGGACTGTGTCCATGAGGCTATTTATCGCTGGAAATTGAATGATGATGCCCTTTTATAATCGCCCAGGCATCCACGACGATATGGTTAGACCATAGTAAAAAGAGAGCAGGGATGGTAACATAGTCCCAATAATCCATTACTCTCTTTATTTTAGCTTTCGCCTATTATACTTTCATTAATACCATCTACATTTAACATTTCGGATACTTCTTCTAATTCATTAGCAGCTTTTAGTGCTTCTATAACTTCTTTTTCAGTAGCATTCATAGCTGTCGCCATTGCTGTTTGCATTGTAGATATCAATTTAATATGGTCTATCATAACATCTTTAGGCATAACCATCCCGGCAGCCTTTATTGAAAGAGTTCCCATATGAAACATAGTCGTAAGTATCATTATAGGGTCAATTTCTCTAAAGACTGTATTCTTTGCATCATTTTTTGTCATTTGTTCTCCTAATGACCTGTAGGCCCATAATGAAAGGGCCAGAATAGGACTTTGAGGATTTGGGGATATGTATATGAAAGTCCAATTAACAAATACACAACAAGGGCAAACCTTACGCTTACCCTCTTAAACCATTTTATGTCATTCATTATACAAGCTCCTTAGATTCAGAAGGCTTATACCATATGGCATAACATTGTTTCTTACTCAACTTATTAGCACCAGATTTAGTAAAATTGCGGTACTTAACTAACCACTCTACAAGCTGATGTTTATGCTTATAAGGGCATGCATTATGATGAATGTACTCAGTCTTTCCACTTCTCATATCTTACGCCTTTCATCTATCCATAGCATAACTCTTAAAGTGATGCCTATACTAATAAACAATATAAACATAAAGAATATACAGTATCCTAACATTAGTAGTATTGTTTCCATTGTTACTCCTTTGTTTGTTTGTTCAAAATAAACTATTGGCTGTATCTGATTCAATACATTTAGTTCACTATTTATCATCACAATGAGATAACGGTGACACCTTCAATATTATCAGGTGATATGTACCATTTCCATCGAAATGATTCGGAACATGTTTCGGAGGACGTAGCCCTACTTAGTCCGATTTATACCACCTAATTCTGTGTTCGAGAGCTTGTTTAGGTATCAGTGGGCTTATACTTCTGCGCAACCCAATTCCCTTATACTCCTAATAAAGTACTACTTTCTCGCAGTACACCTTACTCTCGAATCATTTCAATATGGGAGTTCCGAATTTAATCTCTATTCCCATTAACGCACTTTACAAGCACGAATTAGATTCCTCTAATCAAGTTGCTTTAACCTATTAAGCATAGGTCTATTAATTGTAAACTAGGGGTGCACTGTTAGCCACCTCCACTGCTGAATTACGCCTTTATTTGGTGAGGACAAAGACGTGCTGCTTCGTAGCGAAAAATCCTCTTAGACATCTGTCATTGCATTACCTCCATTATGAAACCTGTGTAGTAAAATAAAGGGTACGCACGCGCACCCTATATTATTAAAGACAGTAAGCTCGCTTACTCGTCGTCAGCCCAATCGGTGAAGGTATCTTCATCAACGATTACAGGCTTCTGAATACGAACGAAAGGCTCTGGGTCCTTCAGAGACTTCTCTTTGTATACGACCTCCAAGTTTGGATGGTCTTTAGCCAACTTCTTTCTGATAGGTTCTACATCAGTTGAAGTGGGATTGTATACGGTAAAAGATTTGGGGCCTTTCTTTACGGTCCCCAACTTTTTAAGTAGCTGAAATGCTGTCATGGTTTCTCCTTTGACATTATTTTAGTTGGTGCATTAGTGAAGTGATAACAAGCGCGCTGTTCTTGGTACCAAGAACAACAGGGGCACCTAAGGCGAACGCAGCACATCAAATAGCAAGTGGGGTCAGGTTTAATCATCAGTGACGTAGGAACCGAAGATTCAACCGAGCTTTGACCCCCGCAGCCTATTTTCGATGGGGTGGGGAGCGATGTATATCCCACACACCCAATCTCAACCTACTTTTTGCAAAGGGGTATTTTCCTCTATATAAGACTTATTTTACACATATATATATTTCTTATTGTTTTTTTAAGGAAATAGGCTTAAATTTACCTGGTGGATACACTCACCTTTATGTGAGTTAGCAGCTCTACTAACACTTTACGTGTTAGTTCAATTTTAATAAGCTCGCGTTAGTGAGCTACACTATAGAGGACACCGGGTAAATTGTTGTCCTTAATATAAAATTAGGAGTATTATGGGTATATTTGATAAGTATAGTAAGATGTTTGACCCTTATCAGGGTGGATGGAAACATAGGCAAGCTGAGCAGGAGCAATTAGAGCGGAGCTACGAGAGACAAGGGTCTAGACCCGATGAACAGGCTCCTGACCCCCTAGTAGATGAGGTAAACCGCAGTAAAATGATGGATGTACCTACTCCACAGCCCACAGACTGGGCATCTAGACTTGGTATGACCGATGGTAGACTACCTTTAGCTGATAGCCGTAGTGCTGAGACTAATATATGGGGTGCAGCGGCTGCTAATCAGCCAATTGGACAAAGTCAGACAGAAGAAGAGTATTATGCTGGTGAAAGCGTAGGGACTCCAGCCCCACAAGACTATAGTGGCTCTAGTTATGAGAATGCACCTTATTCTTGGGATGGCGTTACATCCACAGAGCCTGCAATACAGGATGCTTTAGTCAATGAAGTATCTCCTCAGGCTATGGAAGGCATGGATAGCACCCTAAGAAATACAAATAACCCTAATAATATTGATAAGACTTATAATGCTCTAATGAATGCAGAACATAGAGGGGCTTTAGGCTCTGAAGGTTATGACCCCTGGATACGTACAAAAGCTGGTGGTGGAAGCTCTGCTTATGGCCCTGTTCAAATGACAGGCGGTAAAGATAGTATGGTCCAGTACCAGTTAGATAACCTTGGTAACACAGGTATTGACTGGGATAATAATGAAGTAGACTATATGAATAGATTCTCTGACCAGGCTGGTAAATTCCTAAAATATGGAGCTGGGGACTACAAGAATTTTGGTGAGACTAATGAAGATGGCTCTGTTACCTATGATGGTCTAACGGAGGATGATATTAAGGCTAGATATGAGTATGGAGGTACTGGTGACTTAACATCTGACTCAGACAAGGCTATGTATGACCAGGTGGCTAAGAAGCTTATGACTAGAACTTATGAGGATACTGATGGCTCATTCGACGACTTTATACCTAAATGGCGTGGAGAAACCGAGCAAAATGACCCCGAGTACTATAATACAGCTAGAGCAAACTATTAATGATTAAGGAGTTCTAGTGTCTTTCGGAGAAATACTATGGGAAGGTTCTATAGTTATCTCCATTTTTATATTTATGAACCTATTTGAAGAGTACAATGAAGAATTAGTACCAAATTGTCCAGAATATTGTGATATAGCTCACAAACACAAGGAGAGCGATGAATTTAGAGATGTTGTACAAAGTGATGCAGAACCCGAAGATGCAGAAGATGAAGTTCTCACAGCTGCCGAAAATGGCAGAAGATGAGCTTAATTCCCTTCAAAATTCAATTAAGAACCTTAAAGGTGGTGAGGTGGCCAGTGGCCTTCTTGGGGCTTATGCTAACTCTAAGCTTGGGGATAATTTCGATGTTAATATGGATAGGATTGAATATTCTCCTAATGACAGTTCTAGCTACAGCGTGGGGTATAGCCCAGGCAATATCACGGTAGGCGCTAAGTGGAGATTTTAAGTAACTAACAATGTATACAATTGATATTCACCATAAAGGTGACATAGGACCCACTACATATTCTGTGTATGGGGAAGAGGAAGCTAAGCAAAAGGGGGTTGATTACTCTTATTGGAAGGAAGCTGATGCGGGGGACTATGCTATTTCAGATGATGGGTATGTTGCTAAGGTTATTTCAAAACGTAACTATCCTCATAAGTCAGGTGGGATTAACATATACCTCCGCTTTCCTTGGGGCTATACATTCTTTAGTCCAAAGTATAAATCTAAACAATTAAATGTAAGAGGTCGAAAGACTAATGTAACCTTTACTGGTAAGAGTTACATCGAGGTCCAATCAGGACAAGATAAAATGAAAAATCTAGCAACTATGTTTGCCCTTAAACCAGATTATGATTTGGCTATAGAGTGGGCTATGGGTGCTGTAAACGATATGGAGCGTAGAAAATGGAAACGCACCATGAAGTCGGAGATATTTAAGACTATGGTTAAAAAGGAACTTCAAGGTCTACTAACAGACCATGGATTAACTGAAGAATACACCCTTGATTTATTAAAGGAAGCTATTGATAAGTGTAAAGATAAGAATGATACTACTAATCTAATGCGTGCCGTAGAGAACCTACAGGATATGCATGGGATGAAAGACAAGCATCTTGTCAAAACTATTGATAAGTTAGAGTCACATAGTGCTACATCCCTTATTGATGAATTAAGAACAGAAGAACAGGCTATTACAGCCACAAGAACAACTTATGAGGAAGTAGATGAGCCACACGAATCATCGTCGGAAGAAGTCTCTCGACAAGAAGATAACGAAGAAGTCGAATAATTTTAAGGAAAAAGCCGATAGGAACGCAAACTATCGTAAACATAGGCGGGTAGAGGACGATATACATGGATTATGAAGAAGCTTACGCCCAGAAGCAAGCTTATAAGAAACTTTATGAGAACATGGCTTTATTTGGCGTACATTGTTTTCCTACTGCATTAAATAAGGATATACCCCCTTTTCATGGGGAAGTATATAAAGCCTTAGCTAATGATAGGCAAAAGAAGGTTGCTATAGCAGCCCCACGAGGTACAGCTAAGAGTACCACAACTTCACTTATCTTTCCTTTATGGAGAGTGGCTTTTAAGAAAAGTGATGAAGATTTATTCATAGTAATAGTATCTGAATCACAACAACAGGCTATTAACTTTCTTAGCCGTATTAAACATCATTTAACTAATTCTCATAAATTTAAGGCATTATTCGGAGATATGAGTGGTAATACTGCGAAACGTTGGACCAACAATGATATAGTGCTAGCTAATGGCACAAGAATTATCGCCGTTGGAACTGGTCAGCGTGTTCGGGGTTTTATCGAAGGGGATACTCGACCGAATCTTATTATAGTGGATGACTTTGAATCGGAGCTGAATGCGTATACTGCAGAGGCCCGTACAAAGAATAGGAAATGGATAACAGAAGCTGTTATGCCATCTTTATCTGATGAAGGTAAGATAGTAATGATAGGGACTGTTATCTCCGAAGATTGCTTTTTATACTGGGTAAAGGAGGCTAAATCATGGCAAGTGCTGTGGTATTCTATTTGGGATGAAGATGAAGTCCCTTTATGGGAGGCTAAGTTCCCTAGAGAGCGAATATTAGAAATTAAGAATGATATGTCATCTGTAGGCAATATTAATGGATTTTATCAAGAATACATGAATATAGCACAGAGTCCTGATTCAGCTCCATTTAAACCAGAATGGATGAAAATGCATCATAATGACTTTGAGATGATAGATGGTCAGACCTGCATGACAAGGACTGTAGGTGAAGAAAGAACTATTATACCAGTAGAGGTTTATATGGGTGTAGACCCTGCCTCTTCTTTAGCAGCACATGCGGATTTCTTTGTTATAGCTGCTATAGGAATGGATTATGAGGGGAATAGGTATGCCGTAGATATCTTTAGGGAGAGACTGTCCCCTGAAAAGCAACCCGCTAAAATAGTGGAGATGTATAAAAAATACAAGCCTAGGCGTGTTAAAATCGAAACAGTAGGATATCAAGAAGCTTTGAGAACTGCTGTAAGAGAAATTCAAAAGGAGGAAGGGATTTATATACCAGGGATTGAAAAGGGTGTAAAACCTCGCAATCGTAAATCTGAACGCTTATTATCTATGGTTCCTATGTTTGCTAAAGGTCAGTTCTACTGGAGGCCGCAGGACTTGACAGGACAACAAGAGTTCTTATCCTATCCTAAGGGTAAGCACGATGATGTCATGGACGCTATATGGACCGCATTAGACGGTGCTAAGCCCTGTAGACTAGAAAATTGGTCAGAAACTGATAATAAAAGAACAATAGTGAAAAAAGTTATTGATTGGATGGTATTATAAGTCGTATATTATGGGGATGTTAAATACTACAAATTCAAATGATTCATCTGAAAAGACTCTTGTTGATGAAACTTTAGACATATTTAATACTTATTCGCAAAGCCGAGATACCTGGGCTAGAAACGCGAAAGAGGATAAAGAGTTTAGATTAGGGCGTCAATGGACCGAAGAACAGGAAGAGACTCTTATCAATAGGGGTCAATCTCCTGTTGTTATTAATAGAATCCATCCTGCGGTTGAGTCGGCTAAAGCTATGCTGACAGCTAATCGTCCGTCATTTAGGGTAGCTCCTAGAGAAGATTCAGATAATAAAGTAGCGCAAGTAATATCAGCGCTATTGTCTTATATGTTTGACATTTCTGATGGAAGAACAGCGGTAAGACAGTCTGTAGATGATTATTATGTGATGGGTATGGGCATTATGCAGGTCTTTCAAGACCCTACTAAAGATATGGGTAAAGGAGAGGTTATAATAAAAGACCTTGACCCTCTTGATGTTTATATAGACCCTAATAGTAGAAGTAGATATTTTGATGATGCAGAGAATATTATTGTATCTAGGATGTTTACTAAGCCTCAGGCTAAGAAAATGTATCCTATGTATGATAAGGCTATCCAAAATGCTAATTCAGACCAAAATTGGAATGAGATAAGTACTGGATTAGCTAAAGAAAATCTAGCAGCTACATTCCCAGAAGATGTGGGACAAGTCCAAGGACATGAATATGTACGTGGCTATGAGCGTTATGAGAAGATATTAGTACCTAAATATAGAATATATGAAACCTTTACAGGAAAAGAAGAATTATTAGATAAAGATAACTATGCAGAGTATGTACAAAAGCCTGCATGGGTATTCCAGGGTAAGAATATTATGACTGACCCTGAACAGGTGCAAGCATTAGTACAACAAATACAAATGCAGCAACAACAAGAGATGGCTCAATTAGGTTATAGTGAGCAGGCTGCTCCTCCTGAAATGGAGATAGAACAGGTAACTCATCAAGACCTTATAAAAAATGGAAAAATTAAAGTAGTCCAGACTGAAGTGTCTAGGATTAAGATGTGTATAATAATAGGTGACGCTTATTTATATAGCAGAATACTCCCTACAGAGGATTATCCTATAGTCCCTTTTATGAATATACACACAAGAACACCTTATCCTACATCAGATGTACGTATGATTAAAGGTATACAACAATATATTAATAAGACACGCTCTTTGATAATAGCACATGCTACTACAAGTACTAATACTAAGATACTTGTACCAGAAGGTTCAGTAGATATGGCTGAGTTTGAACAGAAGTGGGCACAACCAGGGGTCGCAATACCATTTGACCCAACTGATGGTGCTCCTATGCCAGTTCAACCAAGTCCTTTGCCTAATGAGTTATATCATAATGAGACATCAGCTAAAGCTGATATAGACCATCAATTAGGATTATATGAAATGATGATGGGTAACTCTGCAGCAGCTCCTCAGACTTACAAGGCTACTATTAGCATAGATGAGTTTGGTCAAAGGAAAATGAAATCTAAGCTTGCAGATATTGAAGCAGGCCTTACAAGGTTAGCTAAGGTGTCTTTTGCTCTAATGCAACAATTATATACTGAAGAAAAGATATTCAGAGTCGTTCAGCCTAATAACTCTATTGATGACTATGTTCTTAATAAGAAGTTAGTAGATGATAAGACTGGCGAAATTAAAGTTATAAATGATATTACTATAGGAAAGTATGATATAGTTTACGTATCAGGCTCAACACTCCCAACTAATAGATATGCGGAGCTTGAGTTCTATATGGATGCCTATCAAAAAGGACTTATTGACAAACAAGAAGTTCTTAAGAAGACAGAAGTATTCGATATGGAAGGTGTATTACAACGTACCGATGAGATTGCTAAATTACAGCAAGCACTCCAAGGCGCGCAAGAACAAATTAAAAGTCTTAAGGGTGATATGCAATCTAGAGATAGAGAAGCTGTCAGCTTACGAAAGAAAGTGGAAGTCGAGAAATTCAAAGGTCAATTGGATGGCGTTGCCAATAAGAGCAAAGCTGCGGGCCAAATATTTGAAAAGAGACTCGATGACACTTTATCTACCGCTAAGCGCGATGTCGCTTTAGCTACTAAACAAAGCTCACCTTCCGCCGGTAGCGGAAGCAGCAAAAATAAAAAGGAAAAGTAAATGGAAGATATTAATCAGGGTACCTCAGCGAGCGCTAACACGAATGATACAGATGGTGCATTTGCACCCCCAGTAGCTTCGGAGCCAGTAGCGAGCCCCTCTCAAGAAAATCTTACCGTTGAAGATGCGTTTTTTGGTAACACGGAGAACACAACAACGGATACCCCTCCCTCTCAGGAGCAGGCTCCAGTAGTTGAGGCAATACCTACAGCTCAAACAGATAACAGTCCTAAAAACGATGAGAAACGTTTTGAATACTGGCAATCTCAGGCAGCTCAAAAAGAGAACGAGTTACAGGCTCTAAGAGACCAAGTAGGGGCAGTGCCCCCGGTTGAAGCCGCTCAAGTACCTGAACCAGCTAGCCAAGTTGAAGAATTTCCGCCCCCTCCTGTTAAACCTGGAAAACCACAAGGGTTCTCTCGAGAAGAGGCGTGGTCTGACCCGTCTAGCGTGAGTGCTCAATATCTCGACGAAGTTGAGTCTTGGCAAGATACAATGGGTGAATATAACGGTTTAAAGCATCAGTATGAGCTAGCAATTATGCAAGATAAGTTTGAAACTATCGAAGCAGAAAAAAAGCAAGCCTCTGATGTCCAAGAAGCTCAACGCCAACAAGCCAGACAAGCCCAAGAAATTGGTGAATATGTCACTGGCCATCATGGCATGAGCAACGAGGAAGCTGCTGACTTCATGCGTACCATGGCAAAACCCGACTCCGTCTCAATGGATAATTTGGTTGCATTATATAGATTACAAAAGGGTGGTGTACCTGCAGAGCCTGTGGCTCAGCCAAGTCCCGCTTTTCGGCAACAAGCACAAGCACAGCAATTACCTTCCCCAATGGGAGTAATGCCTGGTAGTGCTGGTAATCCCGAAATCTCTGATGCTAATCAACTTATGGATTCAATGATTAGTGGCTACAAAAAGGATAATCCTTGGTAGTCACATTAATACCTTAAGGAGGTAGAATATGAGTGATGTACTCAGTATACATACTGGAGATGCAGTAGGTGGTATTGCGTTAGGCAATGACCGTAGACTGTATAACTTCGGTGAAAGAGTGGCAGAACTGGCTCCTCAACATTCTCCTTTCTTCGTTTACTTATCTAAAGTAGCAAAGAAAGCGACTGATGACCCAGTTTTTAAATTTATGGAACAAAGACACCAATGGCAACGACGTAATTTTGTTTTTGACGGCGCTGCTGATGAAAGTCCTGTAGGGGACAATGGTGTATTCACTGTTGCAAAAACAGAATTAAAATGTTTTTATGATAGTGCAGGCAAAGCAGTGACTACTGCAGTTACCGCCCCATTTATCTTAGCAGGGCAAATTATTGCCTTAGAGACAGATGTTGATGGTGCTGGTGCAGTTTCAGTTGTTAATTATAAGGTTGCTGAGTCAACTACAAACTGGACATTGACATGGGTAGGTGGCTCTGATATTACAGCAGCTTCTTCTATCTTAGACCTTTCAGCAGCTCCTAAGGGTCAAGTAATTGGCTCAGCATGGGCTGAAGGCACTGGTGCACCTGCTGGTTGGGAAGACGACTTATCCAACTCAGAAGGATACTGTCAAATCTTCAAAACTGCATGCAATATGTTCTCAGGCACAGCAATGGCAACTCGCTATCGTGGTGTAGCTGATGAATTTAAACGTACATGGACAGAAAAGCTTATGGAACACAAGATGGACCTAGAGCAAGGATTCTTGTATGGTATTGGTAGTGCCGGTGGTTCAACTGCACTATTAGATGACTCTGGCGAACGCTATACTCATGGTATCGTACCTTACACTGAAGCAAATGGTAAAGTTTATAACTTTAGCTATTCTTCATCAGGCTATGATGCATTCTTAGATGCAATGGAAGACTTCTTCGCATTGGAATCAGGTAACTCAGGTAATAAACTTGTGTTAGCTTCTCGTAAAATTATCACTTATCTAAACAAATTAGGTGGTGGTTCTTTTATGAATAATACTGTAGGAGCATCTCAGTATAAGCTTGACATCAATACTATTCCTGGTTCATTTGGTCACCAAGTAACTATGGTTAACACAATCTTTGGTAATCTACATTTCGTAGCTGAACCTCTATTGCGTGGACCTTGGGAAAACTATGCTGTTGCAGTAGATATGAAGAATGTTGCTTATCGACCATTGGTTGGTAACGGTGTTTCTCGTGATACTTTCATCGAAACGAATATTCAAGGGAATGACGAAGACGGTCGTAGAGACCAAATCATCACAGAAGCTGGTTTGGAAATCTCACTACCTGAAACTCACGCTATCTTGAAATTCGGCGTTTAGGAGGTATAAGATATGGCTAACCAAGATAAGCTTATTATTGGCGGTATTGGTGGGGACCCTTCGGGGTCCTATAGCCAGTACGATGCACAATGGCGCGAAACTGATATATTAGGTACACGGAAATACGCAAGTGTGCTAGGCAAGACGCTTATCGTCCCCGATGTATCAGGCGCAGGAGGTACTGTTTATTCAGAAGAGCTAGCTATTAAAGGTTCTTTATTGAAAGGTTCTAGATTTACTACGATTGCTTCAGGGGACCCGAAAATCAAGTCCTGCTGGCAGTGGTATGACCCAACATTAGCTGCCGGCAAGGTTGAAGGTACCTGGTATGACCTAGGCACACTTTTACAAGCTGCTCAAGAAGAGATATTAGAGGGTAAGGATTCCTCTGATAATAAAGCTCTGATTGATGCTACTAAATTTAGGGTAAAGGTGACATGGATTACAAGCCTTGCAGGAAATGAGGATGATTTGAATGCCGCAGACGCATTTATGGCTTATTTCAATCTAGATTCATCAGCAGCTAAGAACCTCTCCGGTTCAGTTGTTAACAATCCGGACCCTTCTTAGATGGCTGGCGGTGCAGGATGGGTTAAATCAAAACGTGGAGGATTTACTCTTTATAGTTACATTTCCTTAGGAAGTGAGGCTACAACTTCAGCCCTTGCTTTAAATGGAGCTTCAGCGCTTATTTCTTCTGAGCAAAGTGATATTAAAGTTCATACAGCTGATAGTCAGAAAGATTCTTCAGGTGAATATGTATATGAAGAAATAATTACTGGGCCTAATGGAAGTAGTTATACTATTCCAAGAGGTGCTCATATGCTGAAAGTTGAGGACGTAACAGGTGGAAGTAGCCTTATTGAGGTGTATGTTGAAATTACATCTGAAGCTCAAGGTACAGTGGATATGAGTGATGGTATCGGAGCTGACCCATCGTAATAAAGAAAATGATTATGAGCCCTTCGGGGCTCTCAATCTAACAAAGGAGAAATTATGGCAAAGAGTTTTTATTCACCTTATTCGACAGTCATGGATACCGCTTTAGACGAAGTAGAAGGCGTTATTGACTATGTTAAATGTACTGGTGGCGCAGGTGCAGGAACAGCAGTAATTACTATGACTGATAATCATGGCAATACAAACGCACTAAAGGTTAAGACCGGTGATAGCCTATATGGCCCATTCACAAAGGCAGTGTATACGACAATAGAAACTGATATGGTCGTATCAGTCCATGAACGTTCAAAAATCATAACAAGTTAGGAGATAATATGGCAAATATTTTAGATAAAAAAGGTCACGGGTGGAGAGGTCCGGGCAATAAAGCAAATTCTGGGGCACCTCATCCAGACGACATGATGCCAAGTCATGAGGACTATACACACAAACCAATACTTAGTAGGACCAAGGGGAAAGAAGTAATAGTCAATCTCACAGGCTCTCAACAAGCACCTTCAAGCCCACCTCCTTCGAAGGCACAAGCTAAGAAAAAGTAGATGTCAACAGTAAAATCTAATAAGATTGGAAAGCCAATTAAAGGCATACAGCCTAATGATAGGCGAAAACATAATCAAGGAGGTAAGGGTAAATGAGTAATGTTATACCTAATGTTCCAGGCAATTGGGCACCTCCTATTGTTTTTACAGCCCCTCTTACAACTAGATTAGATGAGCTATTAGGTGACATCCATTTAGCTGACGGAGAATGGGAAGTAGACTTAGATGGTATGTACGCTGCTGCTGTTGCAGAAGTGGCTGATTTATTACCACCTGAAACTCTAGTAGACTATTGTTCGGGACCAATAGTATTAAATGTTGCTGAGGACTCTGTTCCAGTTACTGGGGCAAAGGTGTTATATGTTCGGAGGCAAGATAATCTGGTGCAAGAAGGTGGACCATTTTATGAGTGCACAGAGGTTACTATATCACAGTTCCAGTATGCTAATATAGAAGATAGTATATATGCAGCTACAATTGAAAGTCCTGTATATGTAGTTGCTCCTTATGGAGGAGAACCGGTATTACAAATATTACCTCTTCCTATTAGTCAGGGCGGTGTATCAATTGGAGAGGTATATTTATTTGAGTATCCTACAGAGATGCCTGAGCCTTCGACATCTATTATTGCAGGTATGCCGACTCAATTAACGATGGCAGTTTTATTTCGAACAGCGACCTATGTATTAAATGCTTATTTAGCATGGGCTGTACATGAAGAAGAGGATAATGAGATAGTCGCATTAGTGGCATCTCAAATAGAGGCCTATCAAGGAGCTTATCAAGCTGAACTGAAACGCTATATGGAGGGAGCTACCGAGTGAAACAATTAGAAATGATTGAATTAATAAAACAACATCATCCTACTATGGGTGATACTGAGGTTAGAAGGTTACTTAATAGAGCTCTTGACAACTTTACAGCTGAAACAGAGATACATGAGACTATTTTTACACAAACTACTTCAGCAGCCCAAAGATATTATAATTTATCAGACAATGTATTAAGAATAAAGCGATTGATGCTTGATAATGTGCAAATACCACGACTGTCAGGTATTCCTAATGAAGATGAGGATGGAACTTAATGGGAACTACACCTCAATATGCATGGTATATTGATAGAAATCAGATAGCGCTTGTACAAAAAGACAATAATAAATGGATAAGCGTTAAAAGTGATGGGCTTGTAATGCAACTAAATGCTACTGCTATACCTGTAAATGGAAGTAATGCGTCTTATTTTACAAGTGGACCACTCTGGCAGTCAGAAATCTGTACTGAGATACCTAAACAGTTTCATGAGGCACTAGTTTTAAAAGCAATTGCACTGGGGTACCAGAAACCGCCCGCTATAAACCCACAATTAAGTGAGTTTTTTACAGCACAATATTTAGATGCTATTAAAAGAGCAAAAACCTTTGTGAAATCACAGAAGGTTTCAACGGGCTTGATTAGTCCACACGATTTTTAAGGAGCAGTTATGGCATGGACTGAGCAGGCAGTACAAGGAGGGGGTGGGTCCAATCAAAATTGGAATGATGGGAATAATACATCTTCCTCTGGGTGGGACCAAGATGGTAAGTACGTTATAGGATGGAATCCAACACTCCATGATTGGGATGCAAATGCAGAATCCACAAATATATCGTGGAATAAAAACAATAATCCTGCTAATAATTGGAATAATAGCAGTAGCCAAATATCATCATTATGGACTACACAAGGTACGGAATCATCAGCAGAATGGGATTTGGAATGGGCTGGCGACACTGTTGGGCAAAGTATTGTAGAAGCAGTCCAGGATGATATATTTTCATATGGGTCTGTTGCAATATCTGGCGTAGCCTCAATGACAATGATTGAAAATGGTTCCAATTGGGATACATCTAATGCTGCTAATGCGGCATTTAATGAAAATAATAATTCTGATGATATATCATGGAATGAAAACAATAATCCTGCTACTGAAGCATGGAATGAAGGGAGTATTTAAATGGCAAGAATAGCAACATCTATAAAAGTATATGGGGGTAATTCAGGTGCTGTTGGTACTCCTCTTGGAACAACTACACTCGATGCTCAGGGGGCATTTGAATTTGCAAATATCGATATAAGCGGGCAGACTCATTTAAGTATTGTACCTATTGCGACTGTAGGTGGCGTAGATTATGAAGGCGCGTCGTCAACGCTAGAAGTATATGACGGGGCCAATCTTACAGAGATTGGAGTTACAGAGTTTCACGGCAGTGAAACCTTTCATGCTGGAGATTTTAGTACTCACCCCGGTCTCAATATAAATACCTTTGGCCTAAAGGTTGCTTTAAGAATCCCCAAAAGAGATGATTTTGAGGGTTGGTTTCCTGAAGACATCGAGACGAATATAGATTTGGCGTTAATTGAGCAACCTACTGGAGTTCGGATTAAACTAGATGATGGTGCTAACACCCAAACAATCGATGGTACTGTACATCTAAACACTGCAAGAAGTGATTCATTATATGCAGACAATGCGTATTTGGGCACTAATTGGCTTTCCACAAACTGGGGCTGGACTACCATAGACAATGGGGACGCTATAATTAGTTTTCAGGAAACAGTAGTTTTATCCGATACATTTTTTCCTATAGATGCTATTTATAATATGGACATCTCCTTTGCGTGGAGAGATTATCGTTCTGGTAATTGGAGTCCTGATATTGCCGCCGGCAGTATAGTCATTGACTTAATACAACCAGGATATGCTGTAATATCTGAACCTGCCAATTACTCTGTCTTCTCAAATAGACTTGTTACTATTGGTGGTACAGTCTGGTATATATCTTAATGGCTTTAGGTGCGATATATGTACAGTACCAAAATTCTATAGGCAACTGGATAGGAAGAGCTTGGCTGGATGGCAACGCTATTACTTCTGTAATACCAGATACTCTGTACTCGTTTACTGGAGAATTGTCTTTAGTCGAGGGTACTCATCTATATAGGGTCACACCATATGACCAAAATGGATTCGGAGACCCTAGTCCTCCAATATGGCTAACGTACACACCATAATGGCTACACTAACTGTGGAACAAACAAGGGACGAGATGCATGATAAGTTAAAGGCTATTCATAGACGTACTGATGAAATACTTGACCAAGTGAAGCGAACCAATGGAAGAGTTGGTAGATTAGAGGATTGGAAATCTCAACTTACAGGTGGACTAAAGGTGTGCCTCCTAGTTGTAGGACTCTTTGCATTTATGATTAAAATGGGCTGGTTACATATTAGTTAATGGACTTAACTCTTATAGACCAGTATGGGTTGCCTATAGCAATATGTATTGCCTTTGGATACTTCATATGGAAACAACAACACTGGATTCAGAAAGAGTTAGTTGAAGACCTTGATGATAATTTCAGAAGGCTTGAGAGTATTATTGTTAAGCTGATAGACCAGCAGAAGATAACTCAACTTGATGTAAAACAAGTTAAAGGTTACATAGAAGGAATTGAACATATCTTGTCTAAATTGACAGGGAATGGACTGAATAATAATCGAGATAGATAAGGAGTAGTATATGACAAGTATAATTTCTATGTTATTAAGGACTGTTTTAACTGAGAAAGTATTAAAACAATTATTAGGCGTTTTAGGTGACTACTTAGTTAAAAGCAGTAAGAATAAGCTTGACGATTTAATGTGGGCAAAGGTTAAGAAAGTTCTAAAAGTATAATATGCTAGAAACTAAGGTTGCTAATATCTTAGCATTACGAGACACCTTTCAAAACCCCGTTGACTTATTGGAAGAGATGGGTCTACGAGGGCAGAAAGTCTATAAAAATAAGCCGAAGGCTTGTAGGCACTGCCACTCTACAGAGTTTGATAAGGTAGAATTATTAGCCATACACGATAAGCCCGTGTTATGGGAATGCAATGGATGTTTATCATTGTACTTAAGGTATAGTTTGTCGTATATTACCGGCAAGTTTAGCCAAGTTAAACATCTGTGGACGGACGAGCTAAGCTGGGAGGTCCCTCCGCGCAGTCACTTTAATTAAGGTTTTTTAATATATGAAAAATGATAAAGGCGTTACTAAGCGCTATATTGTTACTCCAGATAAACATGCACCATTGCACGACCAAAAGGCTATTAATGTCTTAAAGAAAGCAATAGAAATAGTCAAGCCAGATGGCTACATAGACTTAGGTGATTTTGGAGAATGGAACTCATGCTCTCACTGGCAGTGGAAACGAAAAAAGAAACCACCATTGGAATATATAATTCCTAGAGTGGATAAGGATGTAGCCTCAGCAGTATCTCTTATGGATGATATTGATGAATCCCTTGACAAGGCTAATGTAAAGATTAAGCATATGATTCAGGGAAACCATGATGAATGGCTTGACATGTTTGTTGAAGAACACCCTTACCTTGACTATAAGTTCGATAAGGTTTTAGACTTAAAAGCTAGGGGATATAAATACCATAAAGCTGGTGATTATATGCATGTAGGTAAATTACATTTTTATCATGGGCATCATTATGGCGGGCAGTATCATACTGCAAACCATTTAAGAAAGCTAGGAACCTCAGTTATGTATGGGCACTGGCATGGAATACAGATGATGTCTGCTACGAGCTTACAAGGGCCCTTAGAGGCTTGGTCCATAGGTTGCTTGAAGGATATGTCCAAAGAGAAGAATCAGTGGCTTAAAGGGCGTCCTATCGATTGGGCGCATTGTTTTGCTATAGTAGATTTTCATAGGGGCGGTGAGTTTTCAGTGCAACTTATTAAAATTATAAATGGTAAAGCTCACTTATGGGGCGAATACATAAAGGGTTAGTATGGCAAAACAGCTGAAAGAGATAAGAGGATTTGGAAAAGGAATAGCTAACTCGGTGTCTCCTGAAGACATGCCAGATAGTGCATCCCCTTATTCAAAGAATGTGCATCCTCATTCAGCTCATGGAATATTAAAAGCTATTAATGAAGACCACGTCTTAATTGCAGGCGCTAATTTTTCTAAAGGCTCTACTGGGTATATATCCGATGGAGGCGGCATTCTAGAGGCCAATTATGATATATCCACCGACACGGTTGGATTCGCATACACTGGGAAAGACCAGATATTAGATGCGTCTACACCTCTAGCATTTAGTGTAGACATTGTTGGTAATTCTGCTATCAATATAGCTTCACCAAGCTTAGCTGTAAATCCATCCGTACAATGGAATAGCGCTGTTGCTGTGCCAGGTGGAATTGCTGAGTTGGTGCCTTGGGGTGAGCATGAATTGCAAGTCACTGGTGGGACATGGAATACATCTATAGCCACACCTATCTATATAGACTATCTTCAGAAAATAGAGCATCAAGTCACTGGAGGAAACCAAGGTACTGACGACATCGCACTTCCTGCTGCCCCTACTTGGGTAACTAGATATCTCGTATTTATGTGTCACCTTAATTTTGGTGACCCTATTGATGTTAAGGGGCAGCTGCTTCATAAGGTGAATGGAATATGGACTGAAATAACGACAGTATCGGGCGTCCTTGACCCAGATATTGCAACAGGGACTTTTTATTGCGGATTCGACCAGACTGCGGCTACATCATTTGAAGGAGTATTAGTAGCCCCTGATACTTATGCAAATTTTCAGATTAGAGCTTACTCAAAAGAGCAGTCATCGGCTGATTGGGATTTTTTAGGCCAAGTTTTCTTTAATGTACACTTAGAAGATACTACTGGTGGAGTTGAAGAGGATACTGATGTGTACTTCCCGACAAACGGGGACGACTTTTGTAGACCAGTGTGGGCAGACAATTTGCCTCCTGATTTTACTGGAGGAGATTGGGACGTAATCCAGCCTAATAGTACGGCTAAGTACTCTACCGCTCATTATAATGGTATAAATCAAAAATTCAGAATACGATTAGACATGAGCCAGGCTTTTGATGCCCCTCATTCTCATTCGTATTTTGCTATTGGGGGCGACGGTTCGTCTCAAGTAATTGATGACTGGCACCAACACACTAATGACTGGCGAATAGTGAGTCAGGGTAAGGTGCATCATATAGATATCTGGCTTACAAACGACCTTAACCCAACAGAGGATGACAAATTCGCACAATTACTCTATTCTCAATATTATAGTGATACTTATATTGACGACTGGATGTTTAGTAGTATATACCCAGATACCAATGATTATTGGGAAGACCATGATAGAACAGTAGAATTTCCTGCAATGGTTACGGACTCAATGAAGACAAGAGAAAAATGGCATTCTTATAAACTAGTTGCGGTGGCGGTTCTTGATTTAGAGCAGTACCAGAGTGGTGGGGGCTCGGCGGATTGGGGGAACCTATTGACACACCATGGTAATAACTATCAGGGCGCCTATCAGTTAAGTCAGTGGTATGCTACGAAAGATACTGGGGCTGGGTATGGAATACCTCAAGAGAGCGATTATAGGGAGGCCTATAAGCAGGTCTATAATGACAACTGGAATTTTACTCAATCTCTTACACTGTATAATACTGCTACTATTATGAGTATAGCTAATCCCGGGCAGATGAATTATTATGGTACAGATGACTTTGCCAATTATATGCCAGCACCAAAGACTATTCACATAACTGCACTCAGCCATCTTTCAGCTGCTATTGATGATGCAAACGGAAATCTAATACCACTACCTAGAGTTCACAATAATGTAGCTACTGGTAACCCTGCATCACTAGCCTTTACAATGTCTGATATTCTGACAGGGCGTCTACTAATTTCATTTACTGATTCGTTTCACACCCCCGTTGGCACAGAAGATTTAGCTTGGTTTGTTAATAATTACAGATTTGAAACTGAGTTTTTCACATCTATTGGTGGGAATGGCTTAAATACTATGCAGACCCTAAACTATGACCTTGGCAATGACTCTGCAATAACTCCTATTGTCGATATTTCGGCCACTACCACTGGCAAAGCAAAAATTGTACTCACATTAAATTACACTGAAGCGGAATTACAAACTATGTTAGCTGCTCAATTCCCGACCAATTCAAACTGGACAGCTTCAAACAACGGAGGTACTCATAACGGACTATACTTTCATATTCATAGGGCGGTTGGCTCCACAAGCTTGGGCGCTGGTAATCCTATTTCTGGAGCTTTACCAAGCTGGGAGACAGAGCTGGCATCATCATTCTGGCATTATACACAAGATGATATGGGAGATTTTGCATAATGGCCGCAAATACAGATATATATATGTCAAAAGACTATGGTGGCAATTTCATTAGGTTTAAAGTATTTGTAATAATGACTTCCACCACACACTTTAGGAGCTTTTATTCTATAACACAAGGAACAAATGAGTCGTGGTCTCAGTGGATTGAGACAGTTGACCCTGCTACTAATGTTGCTTATACGCCACGAGCAATTACTTCTGGTTGGCAAGGTATAATTACCGAAGATATAGGTAGTGGACTTGAAGCCACAATTAGTGCCTATTGGGACATGGCAGTTACAAATTATGCTGCTGGAGATATATGGCAGTCCGTCTATTCACTAGATGAGTTTGATGCTTATATGATTGCTCCAATTCATCACGAAAGAACTACAGACCTTATTTATACAGACGCAGATACTGGTATTATAAAGTTTTTTAACCTTGATACAGAGCCTAATGAAAATGGGCAATATACAGAAGTCAGCATAGACCAGGCGGGTATTACATTAGAAGGTGCTGGTACAGAGGGCGTTGCTAAAAGTAAGCCTACTGATATGGATGTCTATGATAAAAATGTATTTGTAGGATATGGACCTGAATCAGAACCAATGATTGTTTCTTATAAAAGGGATGTTGCTGGCAAAGGGAGCTATTCTATGGCTCCATTAGAAATAAGAGCGCCTAAGACAGCTAACTCTCCTGAGGAAAGTATTGATAAGGTTATTGAAGTACCTGGGCTGAAAATGCTATTACCTGATAATACTAATTTTGAACATTATAATATAGGCATTTCTGTATCCCACAAGAAGTTATATGCAATTAGCAAATCTTCATCTGATATTATTATATCAGATGACTTAGGTTTTCCAATTTCATCTATAGCCCTTGCTTATGAATATGATTGGGAAACTGGAGAGGTGAACGTAAATGCAACTCCAAGTATATATATTTCCGGCTATGAAGTCCTTCGAGTTGCCAAAGCTGAGCTCACTATAGTTAGTGGCGAACTTACAATTAATATGTTACAAGATATTACATTTGACTTTAAGAATCCCCTAGTATCATTCCCTGAAGGTTCAACAATAGGGGATATTGCTACTTATAGAAATAATACTTCAATGGATGGGAACTGGGCTTCTGTGACTCCTTGTTTTAGAGAAGATGTTACAATGGTTGTATCTGCCTACAAGAATACTGGTTTCGGTGAGGGTGAAGCTCAAATATTTACAGGTAGCATCGGAGAGATGGAAGAAAATTATCAGACAGGTGTGTCTATTTTTCATACATTACAGCTTTCTAATAGAAGCATACCTAATAATATCTGCTCTAAAACTTCACCTGGACACTTTAAATCTTACCATTGGTGGGGTGAAGTTAAAAGTAATAGTAGGCATGCAATATATCATGATAAGGACAGAATAAAATTTAAAGACCCTAAAGATTGGGATGGTGCTTTTTATAACTATTTAACAATTATAACAAAAATAAAGACTGATGAGGGCAGCTATACAGAACAAACTACCGAGTATCAGGAGTCAGCTTATACAAGTACAGGTGATTGGTGGGCCAGTGCCTTTGCAGGGTTACTTGAAGTGCTTATTGACGTAGTTGCCTTTGCATGGCTTATAGCAGGAACATTCGGGGCAGGGCCATTAGGACCTCTAGCCACAAGCTTTTTTAGGTCATTTGTTTTGCCTACTATAGGGAAAGTTTTTTTAGCCTCACTATTTACATTTGGCGGTTCAGCTGGGATATCTGCGATGGGGACATTTATTAATAGCTATATACAGGCACAGATAGCTCCAGGAGGTACTGATAAATATTATGCATTAGGGTTTGATACAGGATGGTCTAGCGGAGTATCTATATATCTTCCTAGACTCGGCATAGGCATAATTGATAACTATAAAATTAATGAGACATTTGACCCTATTATAGGAGTAGTAGCGCACTCAGATAATGCATGGGTTAAATTTGGTGGAATTGCTCAGTGGCAAGACGATTATTCTGGGGTGGTAGACCTACCTGCAATAGGGAGTAAGGCTGCTGGTTCAACAGAAGCAGTTGACTCATTCTTATACACCTTCAATGATAGAGACTGGAGCGAAGATTTTGTTCAGGGTTCTGGAGCAATGCAAGGAACATACACCTTACCGCATCTTACTCAGTATGTACACCCTAGTGCTACTTGGTCAGGCGCTGCTTGGAGTGGAGCATATAACTCTTATTGGTCAGCCTTATGGTCATTATCTAAACTCTCGCCCCAATATGAAACACTTAATGGTACTGCTTATATGAGTCTTACAAAGGCTATGCTACCTATACCAATAGATGTATCTAATGAAGAGATAGTTCAATGGGCTCCTGTTCAATGTGAAATGACAAATCTAGCTGACACAGTATCTCAACAGATACAAACTGCAGGTACAAATATAGCCACTATAACTGACCCTGTTCTCATTCATGAGGCCAGTGTTGATACAGCCAATCCTCTTCATATTGCACTAATTACAGAGGATGAAAATGGGCGCGGTAGTGAATTTTATGTATTAAAACTTGAGCACGATGGAAATGTAACAAATATAAGAAGTAAAAGTATTACATACTTTACTAAATTAGGTACGACTGGTACCGGATTCAAAAGTGTAGATAATATGAGTAGTGATTTTGGTGGTGCCTCAACAAGGGTAATTACAAGGCCTATACTATTCCCTATTAGTTTGGAGTCTGATGGGACCACTGCTATAGCTGATGGTTCATTAGGTTGCCTTTCATCAGAAGCATTAGGTTATCATGAATATGATGCATCTGCTACTACCCCAGCTTGGGATGGCGTTTGGGGCCAATCAATGTATACTGATATAGAAAACGGAACTGAAGTAGTGGGTGGGTACTTTAAAGACGGCGAAGAATATAAATATAAGATAGCTTATCTATATGAAGGTAGTTATATTAGCCCTATGGGAAAAGGAGCTTGGACCCATGAAGTGACTATCCTAGGTTCAGACCCTTTGGATTCAGCTGACTCATTGAAAGTTAATTTAGTAATAAGTAAGCCGGACCCACGTGTTACACATGTATTAGTGTATCGTAAGGACCCTACTAGTCAATATTATGCAGAAGCTCTTTCTATTAAGTTAGGGCGGTTTATGCCAGTAGATACATCAGGGTTGCAGATTAGGTGCTCAGTGTTAGATGACGGGGATGTATTAGGGACCTTTTCAGGAGATACCGGTCTAAGTGAAATAGCTAGACGACCTATTGTATATTTTGAACAGTCTGCGGTTCTTGGAGGCAGATTATATGCTGTAAACTTGGCAAGTCCTGGTAATCCTCATGAAGATATGTCGCATTTAATATGTTCATCTAAACCAAACAATTTTCATATTTTTGACTGGGCAAATGAAATTGCAGTATTACCTAATATTCCTACTGCAATAGCAGCATTTAATGGACGCATATATGTATGGGATGATGTCAATACATATAGAATTAATCCAGATACACTGTTTATAGAAGATACTTATGAAGGTGTTGGTTGCTTTGGCAGAAATGCATTTGTAGTAACTGAATATGGAATGTGCTTTGCAGACCATAATAATATATACTTACATGACGGTTCTAAACCTACATCTATTGGAGCACCTATTTTAACCTCCTTAGAGACCTCAGAGTTTAAGGGGTGGCAAGAGATAACAAAGGATATGATTCATGTTGCATATGATGCCACTATTAACTCATATGTTATTTTCTATAGAGAATTAACTGGAGTTGTTCCGGCTGAGGATGCTATAGAGAGTACAGTAACAACGTATGCGTGGAACACTCCGTACACAGACGTATTTGCTAACACCGTATACACAGCCACTGGGTCACCAGCTGATGATACTGTACAGTTAAGTAAAATTCATGATGTTGTGACGGACGTTACAATGATTACCTTTTATAACGCTGGAGGTACTGCCCTTACACCAACTATTAATTCTGTTACGAGCGGCGGACTTGTCTCTGTAGCACACGGAACCTTAGTTACTTATGCATCTGTCTCATATAAATATGTTCAGACGTCCTCAGAACAACCTGACGGAGGTACCTACTATTCATATGATGAAGTAACATCACATATCCCTAATGTTAATCAATATGACAATAAAGCCTTTATTTATAATAGACTGTCTGGCTCATGGACATTTTCAGATTCAGAATATATTTCAACTGTTACACAAGGACCTTTGGGCGAAATATATATGGCAACTCCCGAAGCAATCAAGTCCTTTAATAAGGGGAGTTCTAAGCGATTATGGACATGGGACAGTAAAGAAATCGATTTTGATGTAGCTAATGTTAATAAGAAATTTAGCAAAATATATATTAGAGGTAAGGGGCTTGTAACAGAAGGTGACAATTTTCGGGTCCTTGTGGATGGAGTGTCTGTTGGTTTTGATATCAAAGTTCAGGACAATGTTATAGAATTATACAAATTTAGTGTGAAAAAGGGTATGACTATACAAGTTAGGCTAGTAGACCAAACAGGTTCACTAGAGGCTATAAGCTTCTCAGGTAAGCCTAGGAGGGTTAAGTAATGGCAATAAGAAATCTAAAGCCACCTAGATACAGTGAAGACCCTGCAGTAGATAGAGTATTCAAGCAGGTGTATGATGATTTAAATATGATAATTAATGCAGTAAACGGATTTAATAACCAACGCGAACACCAGGGTAGACAAGGTGATGTTAGGGTTACTGATAAAGGTCTGCAATATAGAGATAGAAGCGGGTGGAAAACCCTGAAAGGAGATTAATATGTGGCCAACAATAATAGGCGGGCTCCTAAGTATGGGTTCCCAATATTTAAATAAACCAAAAGAAGTAGATATATCAGGTCAAATGGAGCCATGGAAACAAAGAATGGACCAGATGGGTGAAATTGGTGAGGATATGATGGACTGGGGCGGCGACCAAGCCGGGAGAGTCAAGTCTTATCTTTCAAATCAAGCCGCTAATACTGGTTCTCAAATAGGTAACCAGGCTAGTAGAATGATGGGAAAATTTGGACAATATTCAGGTATTGCTGCACAACAAGGCAGAGAAGCAATGTCGAACTCAATGTCTAAAGTAGGTGGACAATTCCTTGACTGGTTTGGGAAGTCACAACAACGTGGCGCTGGTATCTTAGGTCAAGTAATGGGTAATGAGAGAGCCTATGGTGAAACTATGGCTAATCAAGACTTACTTAATCAATCTAATCAAGATGAATGGCAAAGTGGGATGTTTGATAACATTGGTGACTTTGGACAAGGTTTACTTACTAAAGGCTTAGAGAACTTTTTACCTGGAGGTAAATAATAATGGCAGAAGACTATAAACCAGGTATACAATATGGACCTAATAATAGAGCTCAAGTAGATTGGGACAGATATCAATCAGGTACCGACAGTTCACTTGACTTCTCTCAAGGGGGGATTCAGGGAAATATGGCTAAGGATGCAGGCTGGTGGAATCCATGGGATATGGACTTACAATATGATGAGAATGGTAAGCCATATTTTGAAGGCTCCTTTGGTGGTAAGAGAGAATATATTGACGAGCAGTACTTTAAGGACGACCCTGAATCTGGTAGTACTGGTAAGGAAACCACTAGAAAAGAGGCTTTCAATGCAAAACAAGCGCTGAAAAAGGCGTCTAAGTTTAAAGTAGACCCAAATGAAATGAGTGACTGGGGCAAGATAGGTTATATGGCCGCACCTCATATAGGAAAAATACCTGGAGCTATTGGCAAGGGTGCTCTTGCAGTAGGGAAGGGTGCACTTCAGGGCGCAGGTGCTGTCCTAGGCGGCGCAGGAGCTGCAGGTGCCTGGACCTATGGCGGATTAAAAAAAGGCGCAGGATTTGCCTATGACGCCCTCACAGACGCATGGAATAAGCATACTGCTCCAGACCATTCAGGTAACCAAGAAGGTTATGAAGCATACCTGAAATCGCTAGAAGCGAAGCCATCAACCCTTTTAAGAACTGATGATGATATATATGGGAATATGTCAGAGGACGAAAAGACTAAGTACAACTTAACATTTGGACGACAAAGCCAAAATGGTGCAGTTACAGGCATGAACCGTACTTCAAACGCTATATCTTCTAATGATATACCTTCAAATGAGGTATTAGACGAAATCAGTAACAATACTAGCACAGACCCATTTATAGACCCTAATTGGCAACCATCAAATAATCAGTCTTCTGAAGAGGTTGACGAGGTTAGAACTACTAATCTTACTGACCAAGAAGAGTATGAAAAATTGCTAGCACAACAAGAGAGAATAAAGGCTAGACAAGCAAATTCTAATGTAAATACTTCCCAAACAGAGGCTATAGATAAAGCGAATGCATTAAATCAAAATGAACTAGCTAACAATCTTATAAATCTTAACGACCCTAATGCCCTTACAAAGTATGCACCTAATAAGCACCCTAAAGAACAGTTTAAGACTGCAGTCGCATCAAACACAGAGTTTAACAAGGCTTATGAGGAATATAAATCTGGTGGTAGTAATATTGAGGACGCATCGGATGAATTAGTAGCGCAATTAGGGATTGACGTTTTTAGTCAGTGGAAAATGGGCGAATTGTCTCAGGATGACCTTAATAAGTTGCTTGAAGAAAAAGGTGGGTTTGGAGCAGGTACAGGAAAATATCCATTCCCATTGCAGAAGGCAGGACAAGATTTAAATTTTTGGGACAAATTGAAAAGCAAGTTTAAATAGAGATGGGAGTATAGTATGGCAATCAATTTTGGAATGATGAATAGACAAAGGCTTGAGGGTGGGAGAGCTCCTATGACTCAAGGAATCCACATTAAGTCTCAAGCTGAGATACAGCAAGAAGCTACTCAATCATATATGAATAACTTATACAATAAGTTTTATGATATAGGCGAGTTTTCTATTGAAAACAATGCTCCTAAATATAGTAAGGGGCAGTTTACTCCTGGAGACAGTTCAATGTCTCAAGAGTGGAACCAATATAAGCAAGTCGCTGGTACCCAAGCTAATTATAAGGAATTTGCTCAGTTGTATAAGAATTTAGAAGACGAGCGTGGGGGCTTAATAGATGAAAAGCTAGCTAAAATAGAGCAGATGGGTTATGACAGGCCTGCTATAGAAGCTTTTATGAAGTCTAATCCTGATATGTATCGTGAGATACTACGTCAAGCAGCTCGAAATCCTGAATCTTTATCAGCAGGATATGTTATCCCAAATAGAGGATGGATAGCTAGAGGTGTAAATACAGCTTCTGAGTCTGAATATCCTACATTTGCTGGACTTGCTGTAGGTAGTAGAGCTCTTATGGAAGGTGTTAAGCAGGGTTCACTTTCTGGCGCTGGAGAAGGTGCCTGGAAAGGAGTAAAAGGATTAGTTCCTGGCTCTGGGCTTAGAGATATTGCCAAACAACCTGGGTTCGATAAATTCTTAGCTGACAACCTTGACTTAAAGAACTCTAAAACTACTACTGCGGCAGCTAAGAAGTTTCAAGATGCTATTAATAAATTTAAAGCTGAAGACTTAACTAAATCTCGTAGTGCACGAGATGCTGCAAAAGCTGCTGTACTGAAAGTAGAGGGGCGTAAAGGGAAGGTTGTTGATAAGTTAAAAGCAAGTATTAAGGCTCTTGATAAAAAGTCTCCTACATATGCCGCTGATAGAGCTGCATTAGAGGCTAAGATGCTATCACAGCCAACAGCTGTATCCAAAGCACAAAAATCAATTGATAACTATAAAAAGAAAATTGCTAAACTAAAAACTGGAGCCCCTAAAGGTAAAGGTTCCGTTATAGCTAAGAATGCTGCTATAGCAAAAGTTAATAAGAAAATTGCAGAGCATCAATCAATCATAGATAAAATCTCAGGTACTGGTGGCAAGAAGGGTAAAGAAGGTTCACTTAAAAAGGCTATCGCAGCACTAGAAGAAAAGAAAGGTGCACACGATAAGAGCTATAAGAAATTTAAAGGAATGACTTCTGAAGCCCAAACCTTCAAAGGTAAGCATGCTCTAAAACGAATCGCAAAACTTAAGAAAAGATACGGTAGTATGGGATTATTAAGAGCTCTTACTAAGAAAATGGGATGGAAAGCAGCAGGTAAACTATTTGCTAAAGGAGCCTTAGGAGGCCTCTTAACTGGCTCTGGAGTAGGTACAGCTGCAGGATTAGCTATGGATGCATGGACTATCTACGAAGTTTCTAAGGTACTTGGCTCAATGGTTCCTGAAGATTTCGGAGGAAGCTCTCAAAAGAACGCCCCATCAGGCACATTATAGGAATATAAATGGAACCACAAGGTCGAGTAGCAGAACCCAGTCAGCAACAGCAACAATGGAAGCCAGAGATGACAGAATCAGCTCTTGCCCGTATAATGGATGTTTATGATAAGACTCCTTCACGTTTTTCAAATGAAGACATTGATAGAATAAAGAAACATGCAGAGTACTATGGTAAGACATTTTATGAGGGTGAATTTCAATTAACAGAAGCTATTAAGCAGTTTGGTGGCGGCTTTATTGAAGGCTTTACTACTCTTAATGTAACTGACCATCCAGATAATGAATATGAAGCAGTCGCTCGTAATATAGGACACTTGTCTGGGTTTGTTCCAGGTATGCTTGCTAAGCCTTTAAATGTACTTGGAAAAGCAATGCAAGCTAAATCATTGGTGCATGCTGCTAATAAACTAGGTGCTATTAAATCAATCCCTATGCTTGTTGCAGATAGGGTCACTAAAGAAACTTCAAAAATATTTACAAGAGCCGCTAAAGCTAGTACCGTATCAAGAAAAGGTGCTGTTCAAGAAGTATCAAACTTCTTCCTTGGCAATAAAGCAAAGCATATTGTTGAAGGAGCATTCCATTTAGGTGTAGCATCTGGTGTATCTTCTTGGCAAGGCGGTGTTGATGAAATGATTCAAGGATTTATTGGTGGAGCTCAAGCAGGAGGAGTATTTAGACTAATAGGGAATCATCTTAAGATGGATAATCCTATGGGAACTAAACTTGCTAGAGGATTAGCTGGGTCATTATTTATGGGACTCCCATCAACAATGCATGGGGCTACTACACCAGAACAGGTGTATGAATATATGATGGGAGCTTACTTTGGTAGTAATGAGGTTAGTTGGGCTCGACATAGAGCCCGAAAAGAATTAGGCAAAATTGAGAAGACTAAAGAAGAAAGTATGGAAGATTATGTTAATACGCTTAAAGACCCTGAAACTATGGAAGGTTATGCGGAATTACCTGAACAAGTAAAGCCTATACTTAAAGAAGAAATAACAAAGCGCTATGGCAAGAATGCTGAAAATCTAGCTGCTGGTTATGAGTTATCTAAATTAACTGACCAACTATGGCAAGTTGATAAGAAGACCAAAAAGATAGCTGGTATGGAAACGACTGAAGAATATATAGAGGGTGAGAAGCGTCTTGTATTAGAAAAGGAGCCTAGTCTGCAGATATTATCTGGAGCTGGTCCAAATACAGAAGCTACTTGGCTTAACCAAGGTAAAGAGTATGGTTATAAACCCTTTTCATATAAGCAAGTTGGTGAAAAAAAGAACACTGGGCCTGATGTATTTGGCATCAATCTACAGCCTAGTGAGTTAGAATCCCCACATGTTAATAGAGCTATAAAAGCTGCTAATGAATCACTTGGCGCTAATCTAAATAATCTAATACAAAATACAGATTATAGTTCAAGATTCCAATTAAATAATATTAGAAAACAATACTACCTAGTGAACAGGGCTGAAGCTGTATATGCTGTCGGTGAGTTTGCTGAAGCATCTAATAAAAGCAAGTGGGCAAAGGCTCGTCCTTCATTCACTCAAGTTAAGGGTAAAGCTAAATGGGGCGTGCAAATGGCTCTTGATATGAAGAAGCCTACATTTGTATATGATTTAGGAACTAAGAAATGGCATCAATATTCTAGAGGCTCTGGTAGGTTCAATCCAATAGAAGGAATGCCAAAAAGACCGCCTAAAATAATAGCTGGACTTGGCAATCCTGGAAGAGAAACATCTAGCGGTAAGTTTATTAAAGACCCTCAGGCAGTAAGAGCAATAGAAGAGTTCTTTGCACAGAATCTAAATAAAACTGCAAAGTATGCAGCATTAGATTTAAAGAAAGCTAGCTCTACTGGTAGGACTACTTATGTAGATTATGGCAGTAAAACAAATATGAAGCTGTCTACCTTTGACCAGTCCTTCTTTAAGTTTAGAGGTAAGCATTTTAAAACTATTTCAGGCGCTTATGAAGCATGGAAAACAGGAGAATATCGTGAGGGTTATACTAAGCTTACTGGATGGCAAGTTAATAATAGATTAAAATCTGAAAAGGGTGTTAAGACTATTGGTAGGGCTCGTAGAGAAGAATTACTTTCTGAAATAATGGCTGAGAAATATGATGCAGATAGAGATTTTTCTAATGCTGTTGATAGCGCTGGTAATATTAGAGTACCTAGTAAGGACCCCTTATGGGGAGAGCATTATACACAAATGCTGGAAAGCTTAAAGGGTCGTAGAGCTGCAGAGCTTGAAGCGTCTGGTGAAGCTGTTGAGTTTAATGAACGCTCTATACTTACTGAAGAAGAGCAAGTAGACCTCGATAAAGTTAAGAAGAAAATTAAAAAATTAGATGATAGTATAGAAAAACTCCATGATGAACTAGAGTCTAATAAGGATGAATTTGGCGAAGCTATTGACCTTGAACTTGATTCCAAAGCATCTGGAAAGCTCAAAGAAGCTACGGCTGAATTAGATACTTATGTATTAAGAGAACGTACTTTGGAGAATAAGCAAGAAGAATTAGAAACTGAACTAAGCTATCGTGACGAAGTTAAGATTCATGATGAGTCCTTATTAAGAGCTGAACTTGCCGATATACCAGCAGATGATATCTCTATGATACAACCTGGATTAAAAGCTGAATGGTTTACTAGAAATCATATGCCAGAAGAACTTTGGACTAAGGGTGCTACTAGTATTGAAGATGTACATGCAACACGATTTAAAATTATCCAACAAATAGAACAGATTTTTCAGAGGCATGTTGAAAAGGGGTCTAAACTTAATAAAGTTGACCAAATTATAAATGACATACAAGAAGATATAGGTGTCTCTTTGCTTGGTAAGAATGAAGCTATAGCAGAACTAAGACAATGGGTTACTATGTTTAATCAAAGTATACCTGTTAAGCACTTTAGAGCTACTCCTGGCCGCATAATGCATATTGAGTCGAAGAACAGGCAGACTAGCTTATCTGGACTTAGAAAAGATATGAGAGAGCCATTAAAGATTATTGAGGATGTCCACCATGAACTCACAGGCAGACCAGAAGAAACTGTATATGGGATACTTGACCATATTAGTCGCAAGGAAGAAGGGCAATACAGAGATTATGAGTTAAGTAGGTATAGAGAGCTTGATGATGTAGGTAAGGGGGAATTTAATAGAGAGCTATCTGCTATGATAAAGTATATGGGTGTTAAAGATACCTATATTGATGGTAAAGGGAATCGTCGTAAAGGTGGTGGTGGATGGTATATGTATGGTGGTAAAGGTGATAATGATAGAATAATCTGGATGAAACATCATCCACATATGCGTGCAAATAGACTTAATTTTGAGAAGCAATGGCAAGAGTTATCTAAATTCACAAGTAAGATTAAAGATTTTAAGAAATATCGGGATGAAGCTCAAGCTGAATTTCTAAAGACCTTTACCTCTGGGAACCCCAAATTTAAAGGTTTAACAAAGACAGAAGCCTTAGATTCCTTTAAACGCTCGTTTTGGTCCAATGTGATGTATGACCTTGCCTTGAATAGGTTAGAGCCTACAAGGGCTAATATAGAGCTCCTAATGACAAATAAGGGTTTTATAAAGAACTCAACTGGCTTTAATAAGCGTGGACAAATATGGTTCACAAACTCATATCCTGGTGATAGAATAGCTATGGCTAAGGAATTAAATAAAACTTATATAGATGCTGATGGTGTTGAACAAGTTGGTCGTGGTAAGCAGCCATTAGTAGAAAATGCTAAAGGTGAACTTGGCTATCAATATATAATTGCACGAGACTTGTCTAAAGAAGTTGAAGATGCCATGGCTAAAGATGGCTTTTATTCTTGGGATACTATAAGGAAAACCACCGAATTATCAGAAAATGTAGACGGTGCAATTCTAGTAACTCAAGAAGTAGTTGATGGGATGAATAAAGACTTTGGTATGCCTCATTCAGGGCAAAATAAATCATTTATTGTAGCAAGGAATCCTAAATATACGACCAGAAGTGATGGTACAGTAGTATCTGAAGCTCAAGGAGCGTTATTAGGCAAATTTATGTTCCATACTGTTGGCCCAGAGATGTCTAAGATGATGAAGGCTAAAGGTTTACATATGATTATGCAGGAATCTGCTGTCAAGCAATTAGGTACGCGTAAAGTTGGTAGATACTCTATTGAAAATGGTGAAATTAATATACATAACTCTGAGTTAAATCACTTACTACCTTCTGAGGTTAAGGGTAACTTTTCTGTTAAGCAGAGTAAGCATATGCTAGAAGACCAGGCCATCCCTAAACAATTATTTACTGCATTGATGCCACTAAGTTGGGGAAAGCTTGACCCTGATGTAATTAATGAGATGTACTCATCTATTATAGGTGAACGCATGACAGGTGATGCAGTTGTTAATGAAAATGCAAGAAAATATATAGCTGCTCGTAAAGATGGCGCACTAGGCACTGAACTTGTCAAAGAACAAAATGCAATACTAAAAGACCTTGACAAATTAGGTATCGCTGAGACTATTGGATTATTACAAGCTAATCATTCTGAGCAGATATCAGCTGCTGTGTATCAGAAGATATTAAAACAGTCTCTTGATTTAGTTAAAGAAGAGATGAGGGATAAGCAATATACTGAAGAAGAATTTAATGCTGAGGTTCTCCGATGGGAAGAAGAGAATGATGCTACTGGTAGACATATTAAGCTAGCTCTTGAATGGGCGAGAGATAAACGACAACAGGGTATGGAAGCTTCTGCTTTAGGTACAATGCTTCATAAATATGTTAGAGATTATCGAATGACCGCTGTCAAGAATTATATTGTCAAGTCAGCTACTAGACCTAAGATGGGTAACTCATTAACATCTGTTATGCGTCCATATGACGAAGGTTTACGTGCAGATTTAGATGGTGCTAATAAATGGTTAAAGAAGCTTGATGAAGTAGGTGGAAAAGCTATTGGTAAAGTTTTAGGTGAAGATATATATGCTGATGAGATATTCTTTTTAGATGATAAATATGCAAAGCGTAAAATTAAAACAGGTATCAGTGGTATAGACCATCCACGATTAACTCTTGGTGAGTTATGGAAGAATTATGAAGGTAAGGAATATGAGGCACAACCAGAAACTAAAGCTGCTGTAGAAGAGTTCTTTAATGCTGTTACAGTTCGTGTTCCTATGGATTCAATGTCAGGTGCACAAGTCCTTCATTTTAAAGGTTTTACAGGTAGAGATGGCCATGGTATTTTACTTCACTCTAGGGCTATGAGAGCTGAAGGTGGAGCAGATTTGGATGGAGATAAATCATTTGTATTCTTTGGCGGTGAAAATGGCATGAAACCAGCATGGAAAGAAATGTATAAATCTAATAAAGAAGAGTTCTATTTTGAAGAAGGTACTGGGAAGAAGAAGAGACGTCTTGTTGGAGATAATAAAGAATCTAGGGTTCCCGCTTCAGTACATAAAAAGCAATCCCTATACAGAGAACTATTAGCTAAGTTTATTATTACTAAAGATACACCAGCTAATGACAAAAACCGCTTAGCTAAAGCACGATATAACTCTAAAGCATACCAATATTCTCCTGTAGAAAGAATACGTATTTCTCAAGCTGCAGTAGATGGCCGTAATCAGTTAGGTCCAGCAGCATCATCAACTCAAATTATGCAGGCTGCATATAATGCGATTATGGCAGTCCCTGATAAGCAAGATAAATTTAGAATATCTGTTAAGGGTAAAAAAGATTTTGTAAAGTCTGATAAAGCTGGTAAAGATGTATATAAATATAGAGAAATAGAGCTAACTGTTAAGCCAAAAGAGACAGCTGATGATAAGCTTCATCAACGTAACTTAAAAAGAGCTATGATTGGCTTAGCCTCTGACCCAATGGATGAACTTGGCTTAAAATCTAAAGAGGAATGGTTTGAATATTTATGGAATGCTCACTTTAAAGTTGCAGATATGAAGCAAGTTGTTAAAGGTAGAGTAGTACCAATAAAGAGTGGTATGAAATTCAAAATTGAAAAAGCTCTCACTGCTAATAATCTCAAGGCTGGGGTATATGGAACTTTTAGAGATATTAATGATGCATATTGGGGTCGTAACTGGTCAAAGGGTCGCAAGCATTCTATGGAAGAAATCAAAGAGCTTGGAGTTGGAGCATACTCTCTGGCAGCAAAGCCTGAGATGCTTAACTCTTTCCTAGGTAAAATCGGAGTAGACTTAGCGGGACTAGACTGGAGCGACCCTATATTCAATAGAGTGGATTTGCCTCAGCTTAACAAATTATATGTTGATTTTGATAGTAATGTTGAAGATTTAAAATGGATGAAGACTTTATTAGGACGTTCCTCATTAAAAAGCGTTATGTCTGATTACATTGTGAGAGTTAAGGAAAATGACTTACATACTCCTGAGGGATTAAGGCATGCAGCTAAAACTTATAAACGTTTTATGCGGATGATAAAAGGTACTCCTTATGAGACTGACCATTATGGATTAAGAATAGCTAAAGAAGCTGGTGAAAAGGGTACTAAGAAGCGTAAAGAAATGTTATCTGGGCTTAATATGCTAGCAGAAGATTATCTAATAAATGATTTAACTGATATGGTTACTGTAGAACTTGTCAAGGATGCTCTAAATACTGGCAAGGAAAGTGGTAAATTATATAATGCAACTGGAATGAACTTTAAGGAGCAGGTAGCTGAAATCTTTGGACATGTAGAAGCACTAAAGGATTTATCTTGGCTTAAAAATAAGCAAAGAAATCAAATGAAGGATATGTTAACTGAGATTGAAGAGAATGACCCAGATTGGATAAACTTTGAAGCAGAGGTTAAGGCTGGAGTTGAGAAAATCTATAAAGAAACTAATAATGCTGAAGCCAAGAAGATAATCCAAGAGATTAATAAAAAAGTATCTGGTCAACAGTCAGCTTCACTTGACCAAGTTGAAATTGATAGTAGAATTAGAGATTATAAAACTCAGCTTACACCTGAAGGTAGACGTCTATATGACCATTTAATGCTTGGTAGTTTACGTAAAGGGAATGTTGAAGCATTAGAACAATTTATGTACTCTAATAAGAAACTCAGCAGAGTAACTCTTGACGCTATACATGCAATTAATATGGAAGCTGCGAAAACATCTATGTCTAAGCTAGGATTCTTAAGTAACGCTATAGACGTAGTAAATGCTAAGGAACACATAGGTGCATTTAATGATAAATTCTCATCTACATGGGAGCAGCCTATGGATAAAGAATTAAAGGCTGTAGAAAAGCAATCTGAGAAAGATTTGGTTGCTGAAAAAGCTAAAGAGATTGGTATACCAGTTGAAGGAGAGACTGCTGATAAGAATCCTATAGCTAAGATGTTTGCTAATACAGGATATGAGCACTTGAAAGAGGGTAAAATTGACAAAGAGTACAGTAGTGTCGTATCAGAAATAGCAACCATTCTAAATGGTGAAGGGCAGTATGTCAAGACTAAGCTTAATGATTTAGTTAGAGGTATATTAAATAAAGATTTAAATGCAATGAATAAGCAGGATTTTATAGCATTACGGAATTACTTGACTGATATAAAGTCAGGCAGTATCTGGCAACAAATGTTTGATAAGGATGGGCCCACTAAACTAGGTAAGCGGCATACTATGTTATTCCCTCGAGCTATTAATGAAGAGTTAATGCGAGATGAAATACAGTTAATGGAAAAACAGGGTATGTATTTTGATTATTCTGGTAGAGCACAAAAAGGTACGATGTATACACCGACTGGATATATAGGCAAACTTCAAAACTTTATTGGTCGCGCTATGGAAGAAGCAACTAATATAGGTGATGAATTTGTCAGCGACTTAAAAGAGCGAATGCTATTCTTAGGTGATATACCTCAAGGAGAAGCATTAAGACAAATAGCTGTAGCACAGAGAAATGCATTGCAGGGTAAAATTATTGAGAAGGAAGATAAGAAGGCTGCTATGGGTTACTTTAAGCGACGTTCAGATACTGAAGCAGCTCATAATTGGCCTAAATTAAAAGTACGTGAGTTTGTTGTTGATACTCCAGATGGACGTAAGAGAATGACTGGCGAAGAGGTTGTTAAGAGAATTAATGATGCTTACACTTCATATTTTAGTGAGTTTCATGCATTTATAAAAGGGAATGACAGAGCCTTAGATGACTGGACTGTTACCGATATGAATATTGATAAGGGAGAAGTCCCTATGGTTGATGTTAAGAGTTTTTTAAAGCATTTAGAAACCCAGTGGATGGGCAATAAAACAGACAAAGCATTCTGGACTAACATAGGTAACGATGGCGTTCGTCGAGTTGCAAGAACTATGATGGCTGGAATGATGAAGAAAGACCCTAAGATTAGAGCTGCTTTTTTACGTCAGCCACATGCTGAAACAGGCAAAATTGACTATGAGGCATATTGGCCACATATGATGTTTGATAGGGTTGAAGCAAAGAAAGCGAAAGAAGCTGAATTGAAGAAGATTATGGAAACTCCTGATAGTGAAATGACTCAGAAGCAGCGTAATGAAGCTCTTGCTAAGCTCATGTATAAATATAAAGCTGTTGACGGAGAATGGCCAACTCAAGATTTAGAAGAATGGAATGTATCAGAAGAAATTGTTAAAGAAATATCAGCTAAAAAGAAAGTCAAGGATGACTTAATTGATTACTTTAATCCAGATGAACGTAGTGGAGCTATGAATAATAGAATAACCCATATGGAAGGCTGGACTATGGATGAAGCTGCTGTAGATACATATACTAGAAGTACAGTTCAATCCTATTTTAAACAGTTGGGACAAATATTCTCAAAACAAACTATTGAAGAAATGGGACGAGGCATGTATAAAAAGTGGGGGCCTGAACAGACAGATGCCTGGCAAACACATGCTAAATTATATGCACAGGATGCTCTTGGTAATCCGTCAAATATCCCTCAAAAAATATATGATAATCCAGTGATGAAAATTAAAGGCACTCCATATGGATGGTGGGCTGACAATAGAGTAAGGGATAGAATTAATAAGATGATGGATAAGATTGGTGTTACTAATATGGAATTACCAGAGAATATGCGTGGTATAGACCTTCAGCAAGTAAGACACTTATCTAATCTTGAAGCTCAATTTGAAATGGCTTCATTGTTGGCGCATCCTAAATCTATGATTGCTAATATCTTTGGTGGTACTACCCATACTATTCAAAGTGCTGGGTGGAAGAACTTTTTAGATGCAAGAAATCCTAAAGTATTAATGAAAATTAATCCAGAATTGAAAACTATGGCAGACGTTGATAAGTTTGTTATTCAACAAGGTGTCTTTCCTGACTTCCTTATACATGATTTTGGATTAAGTAAGGAGTTCCAGACCGCTAAGAACAAGTCTTTTATTGAAGATATATCTAGAAAGTTAACTAGAGACCCTGAATTATCTGAACAAACTGTTAGAGATATAGCTATTAAAAGTAATATCCCTAAAAAGTTAATGGAATTTGCAGCTAAGTTTATGAGTGTGCCTGAACGAGCTATTCGTAGAGATGCATTTATGGCTCACTATCTGCAGACTTGGCGTAAATTTGGTGGTGCTTTTGAAAGATTTGACCATCCATTCCTAATAGAAATGGCAAAGAAAGGTGTGAAAGCAACACAGTTTTTATATAGTGCCACCTATAGACCAGCCTTTGCAAGGACAGCACTTGGCAAAGTTATGACAAGGTTCCAGCTATGGGGTTGGAATGCTGTTAGATTTAGAAAAGATGTTATGAAGGAGGCTAGTATCTATGGATTGATTCCTGGAACAGCTTCTTACGAAAAGTTTACTAGAATGGCACAGATTGATATTTTTGTGCTCGCCTTAGCCAATATGTTTGCATACTCGTTGTTTGACAACACGTTACCAGCTCCTTGGAACTGGATGCAAGATACGGCTGATTGGGTATTTGGTGACGAGCAAGAACGAAATAAAGCTTTCTTTGGTGCCTACCCTCGACCTGTAGCTCCATTGCAAGTTATCAGCCCTCCCATTCTTCGTATGATAGCTCCATCCATTAGAGCTATGGTAGATGATGACTGGAGTAGGGTTGCTGAGTATCATGCTTGGACAATGTTCCCTTTTGGCCGTATGGCAAAGGACGAATTTGGTAAAAACAATATCATAGACAACCCAATAGGGGCTATGAATAAGGTTACTGGCATACCATTAGTAGGATTGCATAAGGAAGCTCAGAAGAGGAAAGAGGGCGCTTATAAGGATGACATGGTATACCCCGGGTCTTATAAGAAATAAGAACTTTATAGAGTATAATTAGATTACAAAAAGGGAGACAGTAAGTTAGCAACAATCAAGCTAACTCACCATCTTTATCCCCAAGGAGAAAAACTTAATTCTTTTCGATTTTAGCAGATAGCATGTGAAGTAAATCATCAGTCCTACAATCATTATGGATTACAATAGATTCTTCAACCCATAGTGAACCATCCTCATCAATGAACCCATAGGATATTTCAATAACAGGACTACTACCGCCTATTAGTTCCTTGCAGACATCGCAATTACTAAACAATTTACTTGGGGCATTAACTGGCTTCATGTACCATCCCCTTTAAAAGTAAAAGATAAACTATTGCATCTGTAATTCTACCATTAACGCTTTCACGTTGTGATTGATGCCCTTTAATATAAGCTGAAATACCATCAATATGTTTTAATAAATACACTAAAAGTACTTTTTCCCTAGAGACATCAGTAAGTTCCGAAACTCTTTCAAAGTTTGCGAACACGTTGTCTTCAGTATGAGCGTATTCTTTTTGACCTGCGTCACGCATCTCTGCAACTTCATCAAGCGCTTTCTGCATCAATTGGCACATCTGTTTGTGTGTCATTAGCTTTTGCTTCCTCCGTTTCTTTCTTTACTTTCGCTGTATGTTCATCCATTCTACGTTTTAATTCTTTGGTTGCAAATGCTTTAAATATCTCTGGGTCACCTTCTTTAAACTCAACATATATGTCAAGGACCGAAGTTAAAGTCATAATTTGATGGTTCATATACTCTACATTTTGTATTAATGAATTGCATACTTGAACTATCTCTTTATTTGTAGGTTTTTTATTACTCTTATTAGCCTTAGGCATTTTAGCTTTCGCCATCTAGTACTCCTTCTTTCATCCGTTTATTATAATTTTTACTGCCGTATACTTCACGATAAGTGCACTTACGACACATTTTATTAAACAATCTTGGTTTATAACCGGGAACCATGCTAATAGCTTGATATTGGTACATCTTACTATTAGCTGTAGTTCCGCACATTTCACAAGTAAAATGGATTCTAGGACTTAGTAGCTTTACGACGCTCGGTTTCATTTATATTCCTCTTATTCATTTTTGCGGTTGCAGCATCGCAATCTTGGATTAAAAAGGCAACCTTCCTTGTGGCGTCCGTATCATTGTATCTACAGCTACATTTCTGCGTTGTAGTGGGAGAGACCTGTGAACTGGTTTGTGGCTTAATAGGAGCATCTAAGCTCTTCATAATTGATTCTATACATTCCACACATATTCCTAGTAGTTGTTCTGTAACATCTTCACACTGACAACATTTAGTTAGACTCGCCATACAAATCCTTTCCGTATTTTACTTCTTTGATTCTATATAATCCGTTATTCCATACCTCTAAGTCATATAACCGTCCATGTAAATGCAATTGAGTAGTGAACTTCAAGTCCTTCCTTGAGTCACCTTCATGAATTATTCCATTCCCCATTGATTTAAATTTCATATAATACTCCTTACAGATTGGTGTTAATTTAATGCTATACTAATAATCAAGCAATGTTTATTTAACATATCTGTGTAGAGTCGTTCTGTGTATCTTTAACCATCTCGCTATACGATTTTTTTGTAGTGGTGTTTTTGTTAACACTTTTAATGCTAATCGTTTAATCAGGCTAATCTTCTTCCCTTGTCCCATTCTCTCCTCCTTCCTGACATTTTAAACATGTGTTCCTAGGTATTTTAAATGTGGGGAACTCATCATGATAATGAATGAGGACTTTACGTGGATTACTAACAGTATCAGACTCCCATGCTTTATTACAAACAGGACATAATGATGCTGACATTTGTGAGGCTTTTCCAGAAGATTCTGTTTCTAAAGTTAGCCCCCGTTTATATCTTTTAATATCCATCATTTTAAAGGATGCATTATAGACATCACTCCACCATCCGTTTTTGCGGCGTTCTGTATTGAGTTTAGAGTTTTTCATTGTATTCTTTCTTCCACTCCATATTTAAACAAGCTTGTCTAAATTTAACACTATCAAACCTGGGATTAGCTTTTTTAAAGGCTTTGCATAGGTCTGCTAAAAAGTCAAAGAAGAAATCTGAATTATCTATAGTATCAAGATTAGTTCTAATGGCTAAAGCTATAGCTTCGAAGTCCTTTTTAGTCATAATCAGGTTCTCCATCTTTATCTTCTAATTCTCCACCATCTTCAAGATTACCATCAAGTATTTCTTGACATCTAGGGCATATAAGTTCACTAAATGGATTATCTACCCAAATACCGCATTCAACACATACTAGTTCGCCACTCATAAGTTAGTCTCCCAATCATCTTCTTCATCACGTTCTTTAGCATCTCTGGATAAGATGAAGTCGCATATATATTTTTGTTTATTTTTTGTACGTAATTCTAATCTATCAGTATCTTCATTTAGTATAACTAGGACTTCTTGTCCATCTTCTAATAAGTCTAAATCAATTGCATAACCTTCTTTATCTGCTATAACATAACTACCATGTGTTTCTACACCGTTTTCAATATTTTCAGGTTCTGAGCCAAGCATTCTTTGTCTAGACTCTAATGTAAATAGTAACTGTACCGTTATTTCACCATTGCTTAGTATTGGGCCATCTATCATAGATTTTCCTCCTCTTTGGGTTTGGGTTTCGGTTGTTTTGATTTAGGGGCAGTTTCAGGATTTTCTAACCAGTTAATCCTTTGCATTACAATACGGATTTGTTCTTCTATTATTAATAATCGATTAAAAATAGAATCTAAATCATCATGGTAATCTCCCATCTTGTCTCTCATCAGCTTCCTTCTTTTTAGGTTTGAATATTTTGTCCCACCTTCTCTTGAACTCGGCATCAGAGTTATTCCGATGCCAAGTCCCTTTAACACTTCTATCTTTCATTAAAAGATAAGTTCAGTCAGTAATACTGCTGCTACTACGAATGCGCCAATAGCTAAGACACGCTCCATAATTGATAAATTATCCCATGCAGATGTAATCATATCAAACATTATAGTACTCCTTCCATTTGGTTTTTATATTGTTTGTCGCGAATTAAATAACAACTTTTACATTGTCCTGTGTATCCACATACGCTTTTAGTTGAATAATAATAAAACTTTAGCATTCGCTTTTTACTACAAATGCTACATTTAATGCAATCTTTACCGTTCACCTTGATAATTCTAGTTTTAAGTTTCATTCACTTCATCCTCATCTATCATATCCATACATTCATTGCAGACTCTTTCATCTACATCTCCTGTATTTTCATCATAGCTGTTTGAACATTCTATACATGTCCACATACTTTTCTCCTTTTTATGTTCCCATAGCCACAAGACTGCTAATTCGTGGTCAGCAACTGAAAATCACTTAACTTAGAGTAAATAAATACCTGGTTAAATAATAATTGCTTGTGGCTCTTATTGGGAATTTAACTAAACACTTCTCTACTGGCAAGCTTTCTAAATATATAAGCTATGCTTTCAGAGTCTAAACTTGATATTAAATTAAGAAATTTTGAATAATCTTCATGTGACATTGGGCCTTTTCTTGTATTACATCGCCTACATATAATATGTAAGTTTGCTTTTGTTGATGGCCCTCCGCTAGATATAGCTTCTTTGTGGTCAAATGCCATATTCCTATGCACTAATTCATTTCCACAATATCTACATCCATTACCATATGCTTTTAATATCATCCGTTTTATATCATTTAATTCAAGGTCAAATAATACCTCAAATTCTGCACTTCTTCTTTTCAAAGAAGACTTTGTGCTAGAAGCTTTTTTCATAATTTTATGAAATGCTCCCCTAAAATGTGTTCCATGGATTTCCCTGAGTTTGCCAAGAAACTTCTCTTCCCAGTAGAGAGTACTAGGGGACTTGCGCCCCCGAGTACCTTTTTTATGAATCAGGATAGGCTTTTTAGCCATCTTTAGCTCCTTATGCTACAGGAGTACCTGTGAGGCTATAAACAGCGTAAGTTGAGCCTTGTCGCTTAACCATTTTAGTATCTATATTAAACCCTTTCTTTCTCCAGTTATGGATATAAGATGAAAGTCTATATAGGCCAAACCTTGTTAAGGCTTGTCTACCATTTATAGTTTTACCGCTGAGCAAATGCGTTAGCAGTTTTTGGCTTCTTGACACTCGTTTCTTCATTGTCGTCATTATAAGTCCTTCGCAATCTAAAGCTTGGCCTCCATTGGACCTGAGCTTTAAATAGTTCACCATCAGTATTCTTGAACATTTCAACATTCTTGATGTCACTATTTGCTTGTCCTTGTAGGCCAATAACTTTTCTACTGGCATTTTCAATTGCTCCAGAACCCTTGCCAGCATAGAGGTCTAAAACATCATTTCTTGAGTACTCTCGTGCTACTTGTGATATTTGTATAATTATAATATCCATATTCACTGCCATATTTGACAATGTATGTGAGATATACTTAATTTGTTCATATTCTCCTCTTATATGAGGAGGTGTTTCAACTAAATCAATATAATCTACTACCACAACAGCCGGTTGTAACTCTTGAACTTTTTTTCTTATTTGGTCTAAGGTTGGAGATATAGTTTGGATATTCATATGACTAAGAGCGCCTTCATGACATTTAAATACTTCATCAGGAGACACATTAATCTCATCCTTACTTAATCCAGATACTATTTGTAAATGTCTGCGATGCATATACCAACCACTTAATTCTAATGATAAGAAGAGTGTGGGTATTTGCCATTCAGTTCGGATACAATCATTTACCATATCTACACCTAAAGCTATATTCTGAGCTAATGTTGTTTTATTTGAGCCCGTAGGTCCAAAGATAGTCACTAGTTCACCAGGATATATAGTTGCATCTGTATTATTATCTAAGCCAAGCATCCCACCTAAATTAAGTGTTCGTCCAGCAAAGTCAGTTGCCAACCTATTTGTGTATTCTTCTTGTAACGTTAAAGCATCTTTGACTTCCACATCGTAATCTTTACGTTTAAAGAATATGCAGTTTGTTCTGCAATTTTCTTTCATTAAAGGGTCATTACAGGAGTATTTATACCCCCTATCATACGTTTGCTCTGTTTTATTAATAACTATTTCTTCATTTAAAGAATTGTTATTCCAGTGCAATAAAGAAACCTTGGCATATTCACTAGGAATACCATGGCGTCTAAAATGACTTGCTATACGCATAATAGTGTTATTTCGATTCCCCTCATTGGGCCCAGCAGTTAACATCTTCTGAACACAAGGCACCATATTTATAGGCTCTGCCACAGCCTTAAATTGCTTGATTCTAGGAGCATTTTTAATTACTCTATCCTCTAGCTCCCCATCTGATAAAAGCTCAGTATAAGGATAATCTAGCCTTTGCCCTTTTGCTAAAGTTTGAATAGCTTCAGGAGTTAATGTATGAACTTCCTTATAAGTAAGTGGAATTTTATACAACCCTGTCTTTAAATTAACAGTATGTTGAACTCTATAAATTCCAGGTCTCATATATATCATTAAATCTATACCATCAAACAATGAATCCATAGTGGCCTTCACAAAGAATGGTAAGTCTGGCGAATCTGTAAAGTTAAACAGTCCTCCAGGTAATGATATATGATAACCACTTCCACTAAAATATACTTGAGCAGATTTCATAGGATTTACTTCGAAGTTATCTTCTAATTCAAACAGTAATCCCTTTACCTTATCTAAGGTGAATTGGTCACTATTATCTTTCCTATCAATATCGATAAGCACATTGTCAATACTTCTGGTGCCATAATAATCCTTTATACTCCCCTTGTCGTCAACGAAGTTCTTAGCTTCATCATCATAGGTATACATAGAACGATATAGAGGCTCATCAGTTTTGATAAACGTTTTAATATTTGCTTTAGGAATTAAAACCCCGCGACTAGACGGGGTCTTAATAGCAATTTCAACGTAGTTCAAAAGTTACTGTCAGCTTCAGCTGTTACAGTTACTCCGTCACCATCTTTGTCACCACCAACTTCAGTATACTCTTTGAGATAATTGTTGGTTTTCATCCATTTAATGTATTCTTCTAACTCAGTTTTACCCTTTTCAGTATTAGGGTATAAACGTGTATAAACTTCAGTATATACTTTTTTAGTTTTAGTATTTTGACGTTTATATACATATCCTACATGGGTTAATTCTGGAGTAGTTCCAGGGATACCTGAGCTTGTATGATTATCATTTAGATATTGAGCAATATCTGGGATTACATCTCCTTCAGAGGTTTCAAATTCTCCCTTAAGATTAATTCCTGCAGTACACCCAATGGCTTCAAAGAATCGATACATTCGATTTAAAACATAGCCACCATTGATATTACCTTCTGCATCTTTTTCATAATCACCTTTAATAGCTAACCGTTTAGGGTATTCTGAATCTTTAAGATGAACTTCTGCTTCTAACAGTAAGTCACACCAATCAAACTCAGCGGATTTATCTACAAAACTAGATATTCCCATTTCACATACACCCATAAATTTATTACCGCCACCTGAACTTTTCATCTCTGGTTTAAATATAGCCATTACTTTTTACTCGCTTTCTCTTTTTCTTTCTTGTATATTAAATCCCAATTAAAAGGGAATATTTCGCCTCTTAAGTGAGCGCATCTACTGCCTGCCTCTAGGGCAAGCCCTGACTTAAACGATACCATTAAAGTTTCTTCTTCATCTCTAAAGACGTAACCTATTGCATCACATGCAGCCATAATCATATTTTTTAACTTACCTGAAATATCAAGGGATTCCGGTTCAATAGCGGTACTATTATCAATAGCTACTGCAGTTTTACGGTGTCCTACGATGATAAGATGAGGTACTAAAGAAGACAACTTCTTTATATGATTAAGTACCTTGCTTCTTACTAAACCAAATCCTTTGCCATAAGGTAAATCATTAATTGATTCTATTTGGTATTCTTTTAATATGGACTTCTCTATCCATTCAACAAGCTTATCGACAGTATCAAGTGCAAAATACTTATACTCATGCCCCTCTTTTGCGAGTTTATAAAACTCTAAGAGTTCTTCTCTACTGTTAATATTGTCTATATAACCTCCTAACATATCAGAGCCATTTTCAGTATCTAATATTAAGCAACTATCTAATTGACTTAATACTGTAGATTTACCTACTTTAGGGGCTCCATATAGAAGTGTTATTTTAGGATTCAAGCTCTTTGGCTTCCTCTTTACTTTCGTCAGCGGCATATACTTCCTCCACGTTGGTTACTTTCGTTAATACTGGGGCATCTAAAATAATACCTACTAGAGCAGTTAATTCACTTACTCTATTAGATATTGTTTCTATCGCTAACCAGATTTCATTATCATTACTTGACATACAATATCCTTATTAAAATTGAACTAATACCCTTAGAGCAGCCCATATAGGGCTACTCCAGAGTTAGTAATTTAACCCTAATTAACTACTCTTGCAAGAACAAAAGATGGAAAATCAAAATAAAACTCTTGAGGAACTGGATTGTCCGTCAAAACTTTTCTTACTGCATTTGTAATAAACGCACCTGCCATGTCTGAGCAATAGCTTGTAGCTTTTGCGTTACATGGTGTTGATTCACCTTCTGCATCACTGTACCAAGTAGCTTTATAGGCTTCTAATGATGGGTTTAACAGAGTATATTGCTGGTACTGCTCTGCTCCCATCCTTCCATCTATTAAAAGATAAGGTTTACTATTACGTTCAAAACATTCTTTAGCAGCTTTCAACCTGCTTCGCATGTTATCGAATCCTAATATTACGATATCTTTATCATCTAAAGTGGTTCTGAAAGTCTTGAACTTTCCCCGCACTCTAGTTATATCTGCAGTATCATTAATTGACATTAAATGCTCAGAGAGAGCATCTACTTTTCGTTTATTAATATCTGACAAGATATACCTTGACACTCCAACGTTTTGAACTTCAACTTTATCCATATCATATAAGGTCAATGAGGACGCACCCATCCTTATTAATTGAAAAGCTGCGGAACTACCTATAGCCCCGCAACCCAATATATGATATCGATAATCTTTCAAATCGTCAGTTATTCCACTGCTTCTAAGATTAATATCAGACAAGAGAAGTCTCCTTCTTCAATTCGTAAAAGAAATCATCAGGCCATAACGTATACAACGCATGACTTAATGCTTTACTTGTTTTATATTCACGAATACCAAGTCCATGAGGTTTCACAAGCTTTTCAACACTTTGGATTTTCTTTCTCCATATGTCAAGAGCTTGTTTACTCTCAATTCTCTCAGCTGATAAATCATAACATTCATCTAATAATGAATTTAATATCTTTAAAGCTCTATCCATGATAACTTCAGGAACAGAATCTAAATCAACATATTCTTTATATTCATTATTATAATGTTTACTATGACCATAACTCATTCCATATACATCTTGACCTTCGTCATAAGTATCATATTGATAACCATAACCATTAACTCCATTTGCATTTAATGGAAGGCTAGATTGATGGGTATTGATAGGTCT